ATGGCCTATTTCGAGAAGCGCGGAAGCTCCTGGCGCGCCCAGGTTCGCCGCAAAGGATATCCAACCCTATCAGCTACCTTTGACACCAAGGCAGAAGCCCAGCGATGGGCGGCCGAGATCGAAGGGGATATGTCGCGCGCGCGATTCGTGGATATCCGCGAGGCCGAAAGCACGACACTGGCCGAGGCGCTGAAGCGGTACCGGCGCGAGGTAAGCGATCACAAGAAGGGTGAGAAGCAAGAGGGCGTCCGCATAAAGCGGTGGATGGAAGATCCGCTGGCGGAGAAGTCGCTGGCCTCGCTCAAGTCTTCTGACCTGGCCGCCTGGCGTGATGAAAGGCTGAAGGAGGGGAAATCCACCGCAACGGTTCGCCTGAACCTTGCCATCATCAGCCACCTATATACAGTGGCCGCGAAGGAGTGGGGGATTGAAGGGTTGGTAAACCCATGCCGGAACCTGCGGATGCCCGCCGGCAGTAAGTCGCGCGATCGCCGACCGACCAGCGATGAGCTGAGCCGGATATATGCCGAGGCCGCGAAGATTCACCACGAGCTTCCGGTCATCATCGAGCTGGCAGCCGATACGGCAATGCGCCGATCTGAACTGGTATTGCTGCGGCGCGACCAGATCAAAGGGAAGGTCGCGCACCTTGAGGACACGAAGAACGGATCTCGCCGGTTGGTGCCGCTCTCGATCCGGGCACGCAAGCTGCTGGACGAACTGCCGAAGCAGATCAATGGCCGTGTGTTTTCCCTGTCGCCTCAGTCCGTGAGTAACTACTTCCCGCGCGCCTGCAAGGCTGCCGGCGTGGCGGGGCTGACCTATCACGATTTGCGACACGAGGCCACGAGCCGCCTGTTTGAGCGCGGCTTCACGATGATGGAGGTCGCGAGCATCACGGGACATAAGACCCTCGCAATGCTGCAGCGATACACACATCTTTGCCCGAGCGCGCTGGCCGACAAGCTCGGCTAGTCACGCTACACCCCTCAGCTTTGGCGGCTCTCGCCGCTTCCTGCCTACCTTAGGCGCTTTGTGTTCGCCGCTCTCATACTCCCGCAAGAACCTGCGGACCGACTCTGTACGCCAGCAATGCCGCACGCCCTGCTTGAATCCAGGCGGCAACCAGGCTGCCCCGTCACGGATAGCAGAGCGTATCGCGCATTCTGTTCGGTTCAGCATCTTCGCCAGTTCTGGCACATGCAAAATTTCCGGCTCCATCGTCACCCCTCCAATTCCCGGCAGCCGCAGTAACTGCAGCGCTTGCCGAGTACGTTCTTCACGCATGTGTTCGTGCGCTCGCCTTCTTCCTCTATCCAGACCTCCATGCGGATCCGCTGCATGTCGGACTTGGCGAGGACTTCAAACTGGCGCTTCTGCTCCTGCTCAGGCAGGCGCTTGAATGATTGCCATAGGCTCATGCTCACCCCCTCACCGTTACGCCGGCTGCTTCGAGCAAGCGTTTCGCATCATCACGCCATATGGCCAGGTAACCGCAGTCGTTCGGGCTGAAGCAGTCGCCCGGCTCGATGGTCACGACCAACTCCCGCCGCGACGCCACCCACACATTCCGCATCTGATCCTTCACGTCCTCGAACTGCTCGCGGAACGGCTGACGAATCCACCACGCCTCGAACGCCGCTGTAGCCTTGTCTGTGTGCTGCATGTCTATCTCCTGCTGCGTGTGGGGTTAGGCGTCATTCATGGAGCCGGTAATCTTCAGCAGCCAGCCGCCGAACGCCGTCTTGTTGTCCCAGCCTATGTGGCCTTTGGCGACGTACCGATAGGGCGACAACAGCAGCGTGAGCGGTACCGCCCAAAGCATGTTGAGCCGCTGAACGACTGTCCGGTCGTCGCTGCGCCATTCGCGGATAACAAAATCTGCCTCGCCGTGGTGGTCGGGATATTCGCCAAACAAGTAGTCAAGCACCCGCTTCCCGCTGGCGTCCTTGCCGACCGCTTTCTCAATCTGGAAGCGATGGACGTGCTTTGTGTCTCGAATCAGGACCATACGAACTCCTCCCCGCCGACTCTCGCCGGCAGGCTGTGTGTTTGGGTGGGGTTAGGGGGTTAGGCCGTCAAGCCTGTGATCGGGTCCCATGTGGCCAGCTGGCCGCACTTCTCGCAGCGGAGCAGCACCATGAATGACTGGCGGCCGGTGACGGAGAACTGATGTGTGCTGCGGTTTTCGATGGTGCAGTAGGTTGCGCCGCGGAAGCGCTGCTTGAATCGGCGAGCCAGTAGCTCTATGCGACCCATTCACGCCTCCTTCGCAGCCATGGCGGCGCGAATTCCATCAACCAGTTCGTCCCATTTGTTCCGTATCGGCCGGAACCCTTCAAGCATGTGGCTTGCCCCAGCGTGCGCCTCAACGACTGGAAGCGACTTGCTCAGCAATGCCCGCAGCGCCTCGACCTCGGCTTGAATCTTGTCAACCCGATCCTTGAGCACGTCGGCGCGGTGCTTCCCTAGTTCGTGCGCCTTGGCGGTTTTCTGCACCCACTCGGTCTTGTCGTGCCATTCGTTGTATGCGGCCTCGAACTGTTGCAGCCTATCCCGCTCGGCGGTCACGGCTGACAGGGCGGCAATGTGTTGCGTCACAGTCATCAGCGGTACGGTGAACTCGTCTACCGTCCCGCCAGGCACAGCGCGCTGCTTTCCAATGTCTGACAGCAGCCGCGTTCTGTCGCCGAAGTGGCGCCACGCAACAACCTCCACCCCTTCCAAGCTGCTGGGCGGGGTCCAGTCAGGCGCCAAGATTTTGCATATCTCGCCGTACTGCTCGTCAGAGATCATGCCGTTGCTAGTGTGTTTCCCGCTTGGCCACTGAATGCTCAGCATGTAATTTCCTTCGCTCATATTCCCGCCTCGATCATTTGGCCTTTCAACTCGGCAGTGGCTTTAAGGTCTTCCAGGAGCGCGACTGCATGTTCCGCAGAAATGGCGTGCAGGTATCCGCAAAACTCACCGTCCGGCGTCGTGTACTGAAAAGTGAATAGATTCCACACTTTGCCGCGAACCTCGCACGTAAGAGGAAGCGACACTTCGTTGGTAGCCATTTCAGTCGGTCTCCTTGGCGGTTAGGCAATTTGTGCAGCCCTGTCCTGGGCCGCAGGTGCATTTCCCAGTTGTAATCTCCTGGTTTACAACTGCTCCCTCAATGCCAGCCCAGCGCCTTTCCAAAATCTCAGAAACGAATAACTCAAGCACAGTAATTGCGCTGTTGTAGCCGCGCTCCCAGTCTTTTGGCTTGCTTCGTTTGGCGCATCTCACCCTTGTTATTGACTCGATAATGGCGCCGCTTGCCAGGTCCCTCGCGGCTTTCTTCTTTTTTGAGTCAGCAGAGCGGTTTTTCTGCCTGGGCAGATTCTTTAGGCATTCCGGAACATATATCGGCGGGCGACTCATTCCGACTTCTCCTGCTGGGTGGCGATAGTCTTTTCTTGAACAATCACTTCATGCGTTTGGCTGCAATCCAAGCACAAGGCGGCTATGTCACCCAGGTGGTCGAGTTTGAATCCACGATCCTTGACTAGTTGGTCGCCGGCCTTGTCTGGGTATTCGTAATTCAGATTGGCATCGTAGAAACACTTCTCGCCGCACTTGTCACAGAGGTAATAATCGGCCATTGCCATTTCAGTTGGTCTCCTGCTGGGTGGCGGACAGGGCGCGGATACCCTCGGCTATCTCTTCAAGCTCATACACATACTCGGCGCCATCGCCGGGATATTCGCGGGTTCCTGTTTCCGGGTCTGTTGCGCCGTGTTCCGCGTCGTAGTCTGCGGCACGCTTCTCTACCCATTGCGCAGCCAGTTCTAGGCCCGCATCCCGCTCGCCCCCTTGGCGCTCGGAGGGGGCTGCGCGCAATTCGTTTATGTACGGGTTTGCGCTGCTTTCGAACTGATGCTCGCAGTCCGGGCATATCTCTTTCTTTACGAAAGGGCGCTCATCGCTAACCGCAGCGGCGGCAGTCTGCGCAATTACTCCACTCGGCCAGGGAGCTGGCAGGACCGGCTTAGCAGCAGGCGCGGCCAGAATGGCGCGGAGTTCTGCCATCGCCTGCCAGCCCTCCACAAGTTGCGAAGCGCTGGCGCCAAGGCTTGCGTCTGCTCTACATACTCGCCACAACAGCTCACGCGGCACTTTGATATTGGTCATTTCCGTCAATCCTCTGGATAAAGGTCGTATTTCATGCAGATGCGGTGCATATCCTTGCGAGCGCGGAACTCTCTGAATCCGTCGCCATCGACGCTGACCTGATAGATGTATTCCTGGCCAGGCAAGATGCGGCCACGGTCAGCACGCGCAGCCTCGACGATCAGCCAATCATCCGGCGTAATGTCTTGCGGGCCGTAGCAGCTCCGATCAAACCAGTACCAGGCTCCGCATGCGTGGTGTTTCCGGGCGCAGCGGATGGTGTCTTTCAGTAGCGTCATTCCGGTTGCTCCTGATTCAAATCCGGCTCGCCATACTTCGCTGCACCGCATTCGCAGCGGTAGAGCCCGCGCTGGGTGATGCGACCGACACGGCCGCTCAGGTGACTGGTGACGACGTTGCGAACGAACGCCCAGGAATGGCGCTGGTTGCGTGCGTTGATGGGGCAGGGCTTCACAGCTCACCCCATTGCTTGGCGCGGTAGGCGGCCAGGGCTGCTTGGATACTCGCCAGGTCGATTCTGTTCATGCTTGACTCCATTGGTTCGTATCGCGCAGCTCTTCCGCAGTCGCCCTGCGGGGCGGGCCGCTGATCGATTCCAGGGTGTAGGTTCGGCCATCGAAAGCCGTGACGATGTAGTGTTTGTTCGTGCCGACGTGCAGAAGAGGGCGCGCAAGCCGGTCAATACGGCGCGCCGTTGCGGATTCGGTCATCATGCTGCAGCTCCATATCTGTCTCTGTATCCGGCCAGCCAGGCGCAGCGCCGGCCGATGTCTAGTCGCGTGTATGGACACGTGGCATATCGGGGTGCGCTGTGGCCTTGTCGGTATTCGGTGAGATAGGCGTGGTATTGGGAGGACATGCCATCGTCCTGGCGCCTACGCATGGCCTGGACCTTTGGTGAGGTCCATCTTTGGGCCGCGCGGGATGTTGAAGTCCCGCATGGCGTTCATGATCAGCGTGCGCGAAACATCAAGGGTCTCGGCCATGTGATTGATCGACGCGCCCTTGGCGGCCATTTCGGCAATCTGCGGGTATAGGGATGCCCGGCGTTCGGCCCGCTCGGCATTCGTTGATTCCAGCGCTGCGGTATCACCCTCGCCTTTGACGAACTCGATTCCGTGTTTCTTGGCGAAGCGGCGCAGCCAGCTTTGTTCGAAGCCTGATTCGCGCACTGCTTCGGAGACGTTCAGGCCGCGATCAGCCAGGGCCTGCACTTCCTTCTTGCGCTGTTCGGTGATCGCCCGGGTTCGAGCCACCACGGCAGCCCGACCCTTTTCTGCCCCTTTAGACTTTGAAAGAACCTCTCTGGCCTTTGGAGTCTCTGTGCTGACGCCACTCGGCACTTCACGGATCTTTCCGCCAGACATGAAAAAGGCAGCCTTGGCCGCCTCTAGTCGTGCTTGCCTCGCGTTCGAGGCCTGGATGAGGGGGTCGGTCATGCGGCTACCCCTATGCGGCTTTCGATGGCTATCTGTGTGTCCGCGACCAGGCGCAGGAACTCGCCGCGCCGTACCGGTAGCCTTGCCAGTTCATCCTTGAAGGCATCGCGGTCATATCGATATACGATCAGCCGGCCAGCCTCGGGGAAGTCCGAGCAGTAGCTCACGAAGTCGACCCAGTCCCTGCCGGTGCAGTCGAGGTGCCCCGCCAGCTGCCAGCGATACGCTGGATCGAATGACCCTCGCTGCAACGTGGCGTAGTGGACCGAGGCGATGACTGACTTGATTTCGATGATGCCGTCATGGCCTACCAATCCATCGGGCGAGTCGCCGTATTCGCCGCAATCGAAGAATCCACCATTCGTTACCGCTGTGAAATTCTCATCTTCGTACAGCATCCTGGCGACGGGCTCTTGTTCGTGACCGCGCTCCATGTCGTCCGACTTGAAGCTGTACTCCGCCTTGCGGCCCGTGATTCGCTCAAGAGCGATCTGTAAGGCGTAGCGCTTAGCGGGATCGCCGAATGCCTTGCCATCGTTGGCCATGAAGCAGGCGAAGTTTGAGGCCGTCGCTTTGCCACAGCGCAACGCTTGCCATGCTTCTGAATTTTGAGGAACGTCATGCCACATCATGCTGCTGGCACTCCTGGATCAGTTGTTCCCGGTGTTCATCGCTAATCGAGACGCGAGCCAACACGGCATCAAGATTTCCGTCGCGCATGAATGCCGCCTTCGCGCTGTTCCACTGCTTGACGTTGCTCGGCTCAAGCCAAGCCACTACAGGAGCGCGCGGGCTGATCCGTAGCCCTTCCATCGTTTCCTTTCCGAACTTCACGTTTGTGTCGACGTAGATCGTGACCTTCACGCCGGCCCAATCCTCGATAAATGGAGAGCCAGTGATGGCCTTCATAGTTTTGCTGTTCGTGGCGTTGAGGATCATCGGCTTAAGCCTTTCGCCTGGGCGCAGTTCGCGCTCTGCAAAATAGGCCGTGTTGAACTGGTCCTTCGTCTTCTTGGTCTTGTCAGCGTCCAGGGACACGCGGCTTACCGTTAACACGGTCGGCTCGACAATGTCAGCGCTGCTCAGATATGGGGAATCGAAGGCCTTGCGGAAATGCGTTTTGGATTCCGAAGACATGAATCTCTCCCGCGCAGCCGAAGCCCTACGGCGTGCGCATGTGGTGAAAAGGTGGAAGGGGTTAGTGCTTAGCGATGATCGGCAGGACTGCCCAGCAGATGAAGATGATGGCGAAGCCAAGCCAGATGGCGCGGCGGCGCTGACGTTGGTGGGTGGTCATACCTTGCGCTCCCGTATCGTCAGCCCTCGGTCGATCAGATCGCGGGCATAAAAAAGGCCTTGATGGTGCAAGGCCTGGATCAGATCGCGGAGGGTGAAGAATCCGTGGTTCTTCATGGCGACTCCTTGGCTATGGCAGCGTCGATGGCGTTATCCAGCCCTTCGCCAAACAGGCATTCGCGGTCTGATGGCGTCGAATCGACTACAACCGGCTCGCTGTCAGTTGATACTGATGCACTATTGCGCAGCCACCGATACCGCTCGGCGTCACGAATGGTCTCCTGGCTGACCGCTTCACTGGCCCGCGACTCTTTCAGCGCTTGATCGCTGTCCTCCAGCTGTTTGCGCAGTTCTTCAACTTCATCCTTTAGTTTCCTGACAAAACCAAGTACGCCCTCAGTCATGAACATCGACGGGCAGGATTCCCCGGTTATGCCTGCCTCGATCATGTCACGGCGAAACATCTCCATACAGCCCGCCATGTCGCGGCATCCATTATGGCGGGCTTTCAGCTCATCAATGTGATAGAGCAGGGAGAGGATAGCGGCGGGGTTGGCCGCGGAGACATAGTTCGCGTCCGCGCGGGTCTGCGCCGTATCGCCGTCAAACTTAGCTGGCCCGGCCTCTTGCCACTCCCAGAACGCCTCGTCTCCGGACTCTGAGATAGAAACGTCATTGCCGTAATCCCTCCTCCAGGAGCCTTGGGTTGCTGCCTCAGCCAGCCGACGCAACTCGGCCAGCAGCTCGTCGGTGATTGATACGGCGGGTGCGGTTGTCATGCCATCCTCCGATCCAATATCACTTCCCGCTGCCTGATCCGCATACGCTGGTGGCGCTCGGCGTCGAGGGCCTGTTGAGTTAGCGACTCGCAGCGCTGTGCTTCGTAGTAGCCCAGCTCAAAGCCACCCCGGATGAAGTCGACGACAGGTTGAGCGTTGGGGTTGTCGGAGAAATGCAGATTCTTGATCGCGACTTTGGCAGACCCTTCCCAGATGCTCATCCCGCTATCTCCTCTGCCACCTTCGCGGCTATCCATGGTTCGGTAATGGCCTGCAGCGCCTGGGCGATGCCTCGTTGCTCGAGAGGCAGCCGGAACGCATTGCAGTCCTTGAATCGCAGCAGTTCGTCACATAGGGCCATGAGCCTGTCCGCATCGTCGCCCAGCATGTCGAACAGGTCCTTGGCGTCTAGGTCGTCGCGGATGTTGTCGGCGCGATGCTCGATGGCTATCTCGTAGCGCTCGGCAGCGTCCTGCTCACGGTAGTGGCGGGCGGTGTCGCCACGAACGGGCGAGATTGCGTGGTTCATGGTGCGTCTCCTTTTTCATTGGGCAGCACACAGCCTCACGGCGAGGTGCTGGCGAATAGGGGAAGGGGGGAGCCGCTTACGGCGGCGAGTCGGATGCAGGTGGACGGTGCTGGTATCCGGCTTGTCTGGCCCTGCTGTCACCCCCACTTAAGGCGGTGTCGGATAGCATCGTTTCCAACCTGGGCATTCCTTTCTGCGCATCAGCACTGCGCATTCATTTGTATCGGTAGAGTGATCGTTCTGGACCGCTTTTCTAGGCCGTCGCCACGCCAGATTCGAGCGATAGCAATAGCGGACGATCACTCTCCGATACACCCTGGCGGATGGATCGGTCCGCTCTGTCGCCAGTGGCGCGGCTACCACCGTCTTGGGAACTCCGCCAGTCAGCGGACACCCTGGCTTCCACGTTTACTCGAACATCGATGCGCTTTGAGCCGGGACTGCAATCCTGCTCTGCCTGCTGTAGGTCACTGGCGCTAACGTCGATGCATGCCGAACGGGCACGGTGGGGGCAGGCCTTTCTACCGGCAGGGCTGCGGGTTAGTCAGGGCAGATTTCCCAACCACGCGCGGTGAAGAAGGCGGCGTGATTGCGGGAGACCCACATTTCGTTATTGACCTTCCACACGTCGAACACAGTGCGCTTGATCTTGACCATTTTCTTACCCTCCACTGATTCTTGATTGATACCGCAGGGCCGATCAGGCCGGTAACTCGCCGCCAGCCTTGATTAGATCCAGGCATTCACGTGCGACCGCCCGCGGGTTCATGTGGGCTTTCAGCACCATGTGTTGCTGCGCCTTCCGGAAGTCCATGATTGCTACTTGGGTCAGCGCAACCGTGTCGGCTTCCAACTCTGCAATGGCCTCGTCTATTCCGCCGAACCACTTCGCCAGGCGGGTTGCACAGGCCTGAGCCGCTTCGTTCAGGGTTTCGTCACTGACGCTGAATTCGTTCATTGCTGCTGCCTCGTCGATTAACTTCCCGCATGAGCCTCTCAAAGCTCATCTGGTGAAGCAGCCACCCGCCCGCTACTGGCGACAGCGGGTGGCTTGAATCGGTAGGTGGTTGCCGGTCTTTCCCGGCTGTCATCCAATCTTCCGGATGGAGCGCCCCGTGCCCGCTGCTGATTGCAGGCCGTGAGTCATGGTTGGTTTGGCATCGGGGCTTCCTGTTCACGTCGCTCGATCAGCGTTGCGGCGTGGTCATCGGCAAATACAACATGCGGCGCACAGCCCCTGGCGCCCGGTTAAGTAGGCACACCACATGAGGTCCGGCGCCCTCATAGCCGAGGCTCGGGGCGCTAATTCGATTCGTTTTCTCTCTCGCTACGCCGTCCGGGTCATTCACACGGTTCGGTCATCACCTCGCGCACCTTCCACCCCTCTACGGCTTTCAGTGCGCGCCGGTCGCCTTCTGGCGCAGCGTTTTGTTCATCCTGACTTTCTGTCGCCCCACAGGATGTGGCCGGGGCTGACCTATCCGGCTGGGCCGGGTAGTCGTTCATGGCGCAAAGTTTTAAAGAGCGTGGGCTTTTCAGGCCCTGACGCGGTGCTGCTGCGTCGATGGGTGAACTATGAACCGTGCGTTCACATTGGTCAAGAACCAAAAGTACATATTTTTCGAATAGGCGAACGAAACCGCCCCGAGGCTCTGCCGAGGCCCTATTGAGGGAATCAGGAATCAGGAATCAGGAATCAGGAATCAGCCGGGCTCGACATGGCCTAGGACAGTCCTAGGCCCGTACATTGGCTGTAAGGTGCGGAATAGAAGGGTTCTGAAGATACAAAAAGCCCCGCTAGGTGCGGGGCTTGTTGGCTAAGACGCTAGGTCTATCTCGTCATGGTAAGCCTTCACGACGTACAGGACAGGCTTGTCATCCACCACTTCGACAGAGACATCAACGATAAAGGCCTTGTGGTATATCTGCGCCTCTGCGATGACCATGCGCTCCTTCAGCTCTGGCGAAGCAAACATCACCTTAACGGGATCGGGGTAAATGCTTTCGACTCTGGCTTTGTCGCCTGACTTTGCCTTAGCGTCGCCGCGCGTCTGATACCAGCGCAGCGCAACCATCTTGTGCTCTCCTCCAGGCAGCGGCTTGGATGGCTCAAGGAAACGCCGGAAGTGATTCTGTGCTGCGTTGGCCTCGGTTGAACCTATGTTCAGCGTGAAGTTGATAGTCCCGCTGTTCTCAACTGTTCCAATGTTCATCTGGGCACCCTGGTCGCGCGCTACTGGTTCCAGGATTTTGACCATGTCTTTCATAGTCCTGGCGTCGTCCGCCATTCTGGGCTTTTCCTCGGTTTTTCCCAAGGCCCAGTCGAAAATTGTCTTCAAGTAATCGCTGTATTCGAGCACCGTTTTCGCTGCGTCGAACAGCGGCAGAGCCCCTACAACGAATGGCTCCAGCACGCTAACGATGCTTCCCGGCCGGAGCTGGTGCACAAACATTTGTGTGCATTCGGCATCGGCTGGAGAGTGAAACGCGGAAAGATAACGGGTGTATTCGCTGGATAACGCTTCAAGGCTCTGCGCGTATACGGAAGCGAGAACCGGTCGCCTGTTGTCGATGACGAAAGCCATCTGTGTGTTGCTACCCGTGTCGTCCTTGATTACTTCGCTCATGTGACGGTTCGCTCCCTCAAACCCTAACCTTGCTCGGCGCCACGATGGCGCCGCTCTCTAAATCATCGCCCCGCCGCGCCAGATCACGCGCCCCATGATCGGGACCTCGTGCATCGATGCCGCTGAAACTTCCTCATCGGGATATCTGGCCTTGTCCGAGTTGTCGCTGCGGATCAGCCAGCTGCCAGATATTTGCTGCGCCATACGCTTGATGCTCACGCCACCGTCCGGGCGCCGGATGGCGTAAACCTGGCGATCACGCGGCTCAGTGTCGGAGCTGTCGAAGAGCACTACGTCACCGTCGAATATGAACGGCTCCATGCTGCTGCCGCTGGCGTAGATGACGAACAGATGCTGGGGTTTGGCGCCCATTCGGCGCAGCCAGTCGCGCTTGAATGCCAGCCCGCCGTTGACCTCAACATGATCGTTCAGCAGGCCTTCGCCGCAATGCCCCTGCGCGCTGTACTGCGGGATGAGGGCGTAGTCGTCGGAGCTGGGGGATTGGCCAGTATTGGGCGAGGCTGGCGGGTCGCCCACTGAAAGCATCGAGCCTTCGCCGTACTGAAGCCATTCGATGCGGACTTTCAATGCGGACGCTATAGCCTTCATGTTCTCGCGGCCCGGCATCGTCTCGGCGTTAAGCCATTTACTCGCGGCCTTCGCTGTCTTGCCCGTAATTTCGGAAAGGCGAGCGCCGGCGCCCCACTCAGGAATTCCCATTTCTGAAAGGGCTTTCTTGAGGCGGCTGGCGAATTCGGTGCGTAAATCTTGTGATTGAACCATTCGTTCATGTTCGCACTTGCTTGCATGAACATTCAGTTCCGGCTTAACATGTACCGTAAGTACAGAATTCATAGCCGGAGGCCTCCATGAGTGCTCTAAAGGAATCGATCGATAAGGTCGGCGGGGTCGCTAAGGCCTCCGCGATTTGTGGCGTAAGTCAGCGGGCTATTTACAAGTGGCTGGCAGCTGCTGCCCTGCCGCGCACCGAATACACGGGCGAGACGTGTTACGCCCAAATACTTGCAGAAGCATCTAGTGGCGAGTTCACGGCTGAATGGCTGCTCGCCGAGTCAAGCCCCAAGAAAACGGCTGCATAAGGAAATCGACCATGTACGACAACCCATCACACCTGAAGGACCGGGAAATCAAGCTCCGTGTCGATGAGGCCACCTATGACCTGATCGGCGCGTTGGCGCGTTTTCATCGCACGCAAAAGGCCGTCCTCGTCCGCGATCTGGTCGAGGCAGCGCTTGAGCGCCTAGCGGATGAAGGTAACGAAGAACACACCGCGGCCTGAAGGCGCTACTGAGGGCCTATGGCATGCGAGAGATCACAACAAGCCTGAGCGCAAGGGCCGTTGACGGCCTGGAGCGAATGGCGAAGGAAAAAGGGGTTACCCCTGAAGAGGCCCTGGCGCTGATGGTTGAACAGGAGCTGGTCGTGAAAACCAGGCCGAAGCCGTGCCGGGGAAAAGTACAGCCGTTCAGGCGAAAGGGCTGAAGAGGCCCTGTTGAGGGCCTGAATAGTCGAATTCCGGACATGAAAAAGCCACCGAGCAGGGTGGCTGATTCGGAATGAGTTCCCCGCCCTGTCGGCCAGTGACAGGTAAAGCGCCTTCTCCGAGCAGGCGCGCCGGAATGGAGTGATGCCCTAAGCATCGGGCTGGCGTTTGACGGTGAAACGAACGCTTGGCGTCAGCCCTGACAGGACAAGCCGGCAAAAGGCTCCCAAGGCCGGCAGGAGGGGGAAGCGGGTGATGTGGCTATCACCAGTGGGCAGCTCCGGGATGCGTCGTCGCTGACGTGAATCCTGCCCAAGTGACAGCGAGCGATTCGACTGTTGCCAGCACCGCCGACGAGACAGGCGCACTGCTGAAAGCTCCGTACCCGCTCAGGTGGGTATGGGGAAGATGTGCCCCGAAACAGCACCCCAGCCAAGGGTGAGTAAGTACCAGAGCACGGTGTAACGCACACGCGAGGCACCACACACAGCACTCCCCTGGATGGGCCTTGGGAGGCTGGAAACAAAAACGCCCCACAGCGGCTAGGCAAGCGGGGCGTTACTCAGAAACGAGCGAGGAAATTATACATGCAACAGCTCAGAGACTACCAGCAGCAAGCCCTTGACGAACTCCGTCGCGGTATCGCTGCTGGTCACAAAACACAGGTTCTGATGGCCCCAACCGGGGCAGGCAAAACCACCATTGCTTCCGCGATGAAGCAAGGCGCCATGCTTAAGGGGAAGCGGGCTTTTTTCGTCGTGGACAGCCTTGAGCTTGTCGAGCAAGCCGTTGCCCGCTTCGAAGCTGACGGCCTGGACGTTGGTGTGATCCAGGGGCAGCACGAACTGACGAACTACGCCAAGCCCGTTCAGGTGTGCACGATCCAGACGCTGCGCGCCCGATGGGATCGCATCTGCGCCGCATTCCGCCCTGACTTGCTGGTCATCGATGAGTGCCATGTGCTGCACAAGGACCACGTTCGCATCATTGAGGCGTGCGTGAAGGAGGGCGTTCCGGTCATCGGCCTGTCCGCCACTCCGTTCCGTAAGGGCATGGGTCTGGTGTTTGACCGCCTGGTCGTAACCGCGACCCTGCGCAGCCTCACCGAGCAAGGTTATCTGGTCCCTGCACTCTGCTATGCACCTAGCGTCCCCGACCTGACTGGCGTGAAAAGCAACGGCGGTGATTGGGTAGAAGACGCCCTCGCCGAAGTCATGGGCGATGCCAAGCTGATTGGCGACGTGGTTGAGAACTGGTGCCGGCTCGCGGAGGGTCGCCAGACCATCGTTTTCGGTTGCAACGTGGCGCACTCGCGCGAACTGGCCCGCCAATTCTCCCTGGCTGGGGTAAGGGCCGCGCACGTTGATGGGTACACCGACATTGCCGAGCGCACGCAAATCATTGATGCCTTCCGCGCCGGCCGCATTCGCGTGCTGTGCAACGTGGCCGTGCTGACCAAGGGCTTCGATGCCCCTGAAACCGCTTGCGTTGTCCTGGCTCGCCCCACGAAGTCATTGATGATGCATTACCAGATGATGGGTCGAGGACTGCGCACTGCTGACGGAAAGGCCGACTGCATCATTATCGATCACGCCGGGAACTGCCTGCGCAACGGCCTCCCGACCGATGATCTTCCTGCCGAACTGGATCAAGGCAAGGGCGATAACCCCGACCGCAAGAAGCGCGACAAGGTAAAGGCCGAGCGCGAGCCTCGCCCATGCGGTAAATGCGGCTACGTGTTCTCGACTAGCCGTTGCCCTGCCTGCGGGCATCAGCCGCTCCCGCATCAGGATGTTGAGTGGGTAGACGGCAAGCTCGTGCCGCTCGGCGAGGTTGCCAAGCGCAAGACCTTCACTACCGATCAGCGCCGCGAAGTCTACGCGCAGCTTTTGTGGTACGCGCGCAGCACGGGTAAGAAGGACGGCTGGGCCTATTACAAGTGCCAGGAGTACACCGGGCACGCCCCGCGCGAGAAGAAAGGCGTCTCCCCGATGCAGCCGACCCCCGAGGTCATGGGCTGGATCAAGCACAAGAACATCGCCTTCGCCAAAAGCCGTGAATCGCAGAGGGCCGCAGCATGAAGACTGCCGAACTGATGCGCGGCCGTTGGCACGACGCCCTCAAGTACGCCGGCATGACCGACCGGGAACTGTCTGGCAAGCACTGCCCATGCCCGATGTGCGGCGGCAAAGACCGCTTCCGCTTCGACGATAAGGACGGCACCGGCTCTTACTTTTGCGCCGGCTGCGGGGCAGGCGACGGCATGAAGCTGATGATGCGCCTGACTGGCCGGGATTTCCGGGAGGTTGCTGCGGAGCTTGATAAAGCATACGGCAACTACAGCGTCCAGCAGCCTGAGCGCCGCGACACGGGCGAACTCCTGCGCCGCATCGGTGCCGGCCTGCTGCCTGTCGGCGATATCAGCCCTGTCGTTACCTACTTGCGCAGCCGGGCCATCCGCCGAGTTCCGCGCGAATTCCTGCGCTACCACCCTGCGGCGTGGCACTCGCAAGAGCGCCGCACCCTGCCTGCAATGGTCGCAGCCCTGCGCGACGTAGATGGCAAATGCCATGGCTACCACATGACCTACTTGAGCGAGCGCGGCGAGAAAGCCGCCATTGACGCCCCGCGGCTGTACTCGCCTGGCCAGACCGGCGAATGCGTGATCCGCCTGACCGCCGTCGAGAGCCATATCGGCCTGGCTGAAGGTATCGAAACCGCCCTCAGTGTTACCGAGCTGTTTGGCATTCCCTGCTGGGCTACCGGGGATGCAGGCCGCATGGAGCGCTTCAAGGTTCCGGCAGGGGTCGAGCGCGTGACGGTCTTCGCGGATGTTGACCAGAACTACACCGGAGAGGCCGCCGCCTTTGCGCTGGCAAAGCGCCTCTCGCTCCAGGGCATCGCGTGTGATGTCCGCCACGACTGCCCGCGAGGCACTGACTACAACGATCTGCTGCTACGCGGCATCAGGGAGACCGCATGAATCACATCAACTCGATCGGCAATGACCATCGCGTCGTCTGTGCTGACGGAAGCACCCAGCGCGGCGTAGGAGCACGGAAATGAGCAAGTACGACGAATTGAAGGAAGCGGCAGAGGCTGCGCACACGCAAGTGATCCGGTCCCACGGGTGGGAAGGCACGATCGAAGAGGCCGAAATGCTTGGCACTGATGCGCGCTACCTGCTCAAGGCCAACCCGGACGCCATTCTCGAGCTGATCGCGTATGCCGAAAGCCTGGAAGGCCTGTATCGGAGGCACACGGCCACCGAAGAGCGCCAGATGATTGAGCTTCGCGCAACGGTGGACGACTTGTCCGCGCTAGTGCGTCGACTAGTCCAGGCGCTAACCAAGGCCGCGCCAGATAACGATCTGCCAGCAAAGGCTATGGACTACTTTAAGCGGAAGGGGCTTCAAGGCAGTCCGCTACGCGAGTCGGATGCCGCCAAATGACCGACTTTATGGAAATCACCGAAGCCTTCGAGCCGGCCCGCACAGCTCCCGATGTAACAGACCGCGCCACCGGGTTAGAGGAGGCTGATCGGATTGGGGGCGTTGCGCTGGTACAGGCCAGGCTGCAGGGGCAGGGCCGGCCGGACTGCCTTGATTGTGGCGAGGACATCGACCCGCGCCGGCTACATGCCGTCAAGAACGCCGTGCGCTGCATCTCCTGCCAGGACGACCACGACAAGCGGGAGCGCCGGGCATGAACGGCGTAATCATCTCCCTCTGCGATCTGACCGGCGCCATGGTCAAGCCGTGGGTCGAGGCAGGCTATGACGCCGTGCTGGTTGACCCGCAGCACGGCAAGTACAGCAACGACGGTCGGGTAGAGCGCCTTCCTTGCACCGTACTAGAGGCCGCCTGCCGCCTCGGCGAGATCATCCGCGGTCGCCGCGTGGTGTTTGTGGCCGGCTTCCCGCCCTGCACTGACGTGGCCGTCTCTGGCGCTCGCTGGTTCGCTGCCAAGGCAGAGGCCGACAAGCACTTCCAGACCAAGGCCGCACTGGTGGCTGAGCAATGCCGCATGGTTGGCCAGATCAGCGGTGCACCATGGTTCTTCGAAAACCCGGTGTCGGTGTTCTCGAGCATCTTCGGCGCGCCAGATCACACCTTCCATCCGCACGAGTTCACCGGGTTCTGCGCTGATGACAACTACACCAAGCAGACCTGCCTATGGACTGGCGGCGGCTTCGTAATGCCGGACGAGTTCAAGGCCATCGACCTTGGCGAGCCAGACAACCGCATTCACGCCGCGCCGCCCGGCCCTGATCGCGCCAACTTCCGCAGCGCTACGCCGAAGGGTTTTGCTCAGGCCGTGTTCGAGGCCAATGCACCGCACCTGCGCCGGCAGCTTCGACTGTGGGAGGCCGCATAGATGGCTGACTCACGCATGACCGCTAAAGAGAAGACCAAGATGCGCCGCCTGGAGCTGGAAAACGAGCAGCTGCGCGCCGCCGTCGAAAAGCACTTCAGCGTCTACCGTGAGCAATCTATCGAGCTGATCGAACTGCGCAGCCAGTTGCAGTTGCTGCGCGAACTGGTCAGCGGGGAGGACCAGAGCAATGGCTGACCAACTCGCCCAGCACCGTAAGCGCAAAGACCCCCGCCACATCATGCTCCGCGTCGAGCGCGCCACACTAGAGACCGGCGAGATCGTAGGCGCCCTGGTTCCGCGCTTCGCTACCGACCGCCGCCTGATGCGTGAGCGTGGCTACAAGGTTGGCGATGAGCTGCGCGCCGAAGTTACGAAGCCCCGCATCCTGGGCCAGCACCGCAAAGCGCACCTGCTCGGTCAACTCGTCGTCGCCCAGGTCGAGGGATTTGAGCAGCTGGATTGCCACGCGGCCATCAAACGCTTGCAGCGCGAATCCAGCATCTGCTGCGAGGTCGAGCAGATCGATGCCGGCCCTGTGGTGGAAGCGATCCTGAAGGCGGCCGAAGCCCTGCTCGGCGAAGCGGCCACGCGGATGCTCCGGGCGGTTCTGCCGGAGATCAAGGCAATCGATGTGCAGGTTCCTCAATCGCTGGCGTTCGACCGCATGCCGCAGGACCAATTCGAGCAGTTCTATCGCGGTATCTGCGCCCACCTATGCGTCCGGTACTGGCCGCAATGCACGCCGGAGCAGGTAGAGCAGATGGCGGAATTGTTCGATCGGGAGGTGGCGGCATGACTCGCATCGTCAGCAAGAAGCTGCGCGACAGTGCGCGGGGCCAGGAATGTACTTTGCGTTTCTACGGTATATGCAACCGGAACCCTGAAACCACGGTTCTCGCGCACGTCCCGTGCGGGATGAAAGGGATGGGAATGAAGGGCCCGGATCAGATTGCATGTTTTTCATGTTCTGCATGTCATGACGCTCTTGATGGCCGTCGCCGGGTCGAGATCGATTGGCGAGACGTAATCAGGGCCGTCGCAGAAACTCAGGATATCTGGCTGCGTTCCGGGCTGATGACAGTGAAGGGAGCGGCTGCGTGAAGTGGGCGGCTAAGAAGGACCGCGACGGCAACCCCATCCCGCACTGCTGGATTACCGACAGCGGATACACCGTCGCAGAGTGCCGCATACCTGAATGCCGGTACACGATCACTCGGCCGGGCGGCGATCTGCCGTTCGCGTATACGCCGGATAAGGGAGAGGTTGTTCGACTGATAGCGGCTGATAAAGAGGTGTGCGCATGATTGATCTGGTATTGCCATGGCCGCCGAAGGAACTGAGCCCGAACGCCAGGGTTCACTGGAGGCAGCGCCACAAGCATGCCAAGGCATACCGTCAGGCGTGCTGGGCGCTCACTAAAGCGGCAGGCGTAACAGCGCCGGAAGGGCAGGTGTATTTCTGGATCACCTTCTGCCCACCCAGCCGTCGCCGATATGACGACGACAATTTGTTGGGACGGTTCAAGGCCGGCCGCGATGGTGTGGCTGATGCCCTGGGCGTGAACGACTTCAACTTCCTGACCACGCTAGGCATTGGAGACCCGGTGCCAGGCGGCGCCGTTCGCGTGCACATCAGGAAATATCCGATAGAGGGGGAGGCGGCATGATCTATCCAAGCGAAAGAGCCGGATCGGTTACCCATGAAGAATTGCGTGATCTGCTTTCGTATTTCCCTGCCTCAGGCGTCTTTACCTGGAAGGTTGCAAGGGGAAACATAGCGGTTGGCGCCGTGGCGGGCTCGACTGGAGGCGTTCGGAGATACCGCGCAATCATGATCAATAAGAGAGCATACGCAGCGCATAGGCTTGCGTGGCTGTACATGACCGGTGCGTGGCCAAGCATGGACGTTGATCACATTGATGGAGACTCTTTCAACAATGCATGGGCAAATCTCAGGCTAGCAACGCCGCGACAGAATGCTAGGAATCGAAAAACGCCGAGCAGCAATAAGTCGGGAGTCAAAGGCGTCTACTGGGTTAAAGCAAGGAAACGCTGGAGGGCGCAGATAAGAGACGAGAACGGCAAGATAAAAGCGCTTGGATTGCACCGTACCGTGGAAGCTGCGGAAGCAGCGCTTCTTGAGGTAAGGAAAACAATGCACCAAGAATTTGCGCGCTACGCCTGAGGATAGTCCATGTCCATCTACGTATCTACTCTAAGCGCCGTAGTCTCTGCGTTAGCCTCGGATTGCATCGACAACACGAGCAAGCAGGCCTGGCAGAAGCTCTATCGGCCGGGCTATCAAGACGGGTTCGACCTGGCGACCCTGGCGCGCTCCAGGGCGGGCGATCTCACCCGCATGGACGTAGACTGCTGGGTCTATGCCAGGCTGCATAGTCAGCTCAAGCCCCGGCACTGGAATGCGCTTGTTGCGAAGTACAGTACGCACAAGGGCAAGAAGGTCCAGGCCATCAGCGCGCTGTGCCCGATCATCGCTTCGCCGGCGCCTCGCCTGTTCATCACGAAGGCCGTCACGGCCTGGGCGATCCCGCCACTCAAGGGAGTGACGGGCAAACGCTCCAGCGACATGATCGTTCTGGGCTCTGAGTTCTATGACGTGAGTAACTGGGACAGTCAGGGACTCAATCGCACGACCTACTGGAGGTGGAAAAGCAACATTGAGGCGGTGCTGAATGACATGATCAGTGGGGCGATGGGTGAAACGGAAGAAATTTTGCGAGCAGAAGGGGTTCTATTATTTGAGGCGGCCTGACCGCCTTAATCCGACGAACGGTAGCTTACTAGGCAATAGGTTCCTGTATTATTTAACCCATGCCAGCCACAACGGCGAGGCGCCAAGAAGGATAGAAGCCATGAAAATCACCAACGACACCACCACCTACGAAGTGTCCGAACTGATGGGTTCGGAGGCTGACGAACTGGATGGACGCATCATGATGGGGCTGCTCAGCCGCGAATGCGTGGTAGACACTGACGACCTGAGCGAGGATCAATGGCTGGCTCTGATCGACGAGTCACAGAAGGTTCGCCGCGAGCAGTTCGAAAGCGATGAAGCCTGACGCGTCCAACCACAACCCAGACCCGCGCTACCTGCGCGGGCTGCTGGATGAGGCTTGCATAAGCCAGCGCCGCGCAGCTGGTTTGATAGGGGTTTCTGACAGAATGATGCGCTACTATCTTGCCGACGAGGGCAGCGAACAACATAAAACTGCGCCGTACCTCGTGCAATTCGGGCTGGAATGCCTGGCGAATAAATGACTTGACAGTTGCTGCAACAATGCAACAAAATTCCATCATTCTGCGGAATTAACGCATTAAAGATCATAAAGCCCTGGCCGAAACGCCGGGGCTTTTCATTTCCAGACCCCGCCATCGAGCGGGGTTTCGTATTTTGAGCCTCGCCTTTGCGGGGCGTTTTTGTTTCGGGGCTGGGGTCATGTCCAATGAGGATCACGAAATGGACCGCAGACAGTGGCACCTCGATAAATCCATATCGCTCAGCCACATCTTAACTACAGGCGCGATCATCGTTTCGGCACTGGCATTCGCATTCAACATACAGGGCCAGATAGCGGTACTGCAGGCCAACATGGCTACACAGACACAGGCCATGACTCAGATCATCGACACTCAGCGCCGTACTGACGCCAGACAGGATGCTGAACTCGACACGATCAAGCGTCAGGCACGCGAGGACTACAACGCCCTCGGTGCCAAGATGGACCGCTTGATCGAGTACAATAAGCGAGCCGTGGGCGGGCAATGAAGATCATTCCGGAATGGCGCAAGGCCTGGAAACTCGCCAGCGTGCAGGCTCTGGTACTTCTCCAGTTGCTGCCTGATCTGCTGCGTGCATTCCTCGATTACGCGCCGGACACGATGGACCTGACCGTCTACCGGATGGCACTGCTGATCGCCACGGTTGCTCGGTTCGTCTACCAGCCGAAGGTCAGAGAATAGAATGGCAACGCGTAGGCAGAAGTCTGGCGTCCTCGCCGGCGCTGCGCTAGCCGCTGCAATCGGCCTTGTCGTGCCCTGGGAGGGCAGGGAGCAGACGAAGCTCACCACGCCCACAGGTACAGTATACGTCGCCTATCAGGACATCGTAGGCGTGTGGACGGCATGCGACGGGATCACCCGCGGCGTGAAGTCTGGCACTAGTTACACCGCGGCTCAGTGCGACGCCAAGCTGGCCGAAGAACTGCAGCTGGCCAACAGCTACATCAATCGATGCATTCAAGTCCCGATCAGCGACAAGGAGCGAGGCGCGTATGTGTCGGCCGGGTACAACCTGGGGCCGAATGTCATGTGCGGCTCAACCCTGCAAGCCAAGCTCAACGCTGGTGATCATATCGGTGCATGCAACGAGCTGCTTCGGTGGAACAGGGCGGGCGGCAAGGAAGTGCGGGGGTTGACCAATCGACGCATGGCTGAGCGTGCTGTATGCCTGGAGGGGGTCAAGTGAGCATTCCCTACGGCTGGATCGCCGCAGCTGTCGTAATGGTCGCCACATGGGGCCATGGATGGATAACCGGTGCGAACCACGAACAGGCCAAGGCAAAACAACTGCAGGATGCAGAACTCGCTGCCGAGTACAAGCGCGGCCAGGCAGCGGGCATCGTCCGTGACCGGATCGTCACCGAATACGTTGACCGAGTGCAGGTGGTGGAGAAGATCGGCCGCACAATCACGAAAGAGGTCCCTGTGTATGTCACTGCCAAAGCTGATGCCGCTTGCACTGTGCCTGCTGGCTTTGTCCGGGTGCATGACGCAGCCGCCCAGGGAGTGCCACTATCCGGAAGCGCCGGCGCTGCTGATGAAGCCCCCTCGGGAATTGCAATCTCTACCGTCGCCGCAACCGTCGCCGACAACTACGCAGACTGTCGCGCCAACGCCGAAGAGCTAAGGAAGCTGCAGGAGTGGGTGCGCAGTGCAAGCGGGAAGGAGTAGCGGCAATGGCCTGTGGTGCATGTGCCCGCCGCCGTGAACGGATGATGAAGTACATCCTGCTCGCTAGAGAGCGGGCTGCCCATCTATTCAAAGGAAAACCCAACGAGCGAACCGAAGAGACCGGTATCGCTGACAAGGAGAGCGCCAATGGTAGGTAGTTGGCGCGACATACCGCCACCCCCGAAGAAAGCACGGGCGGCAAAGGATGAATCGATCCTAGCGCAGATCCTCGATGAGCAGCGCAAGACAAATAGCCTGCTCCTCGCTTTGGTTGATGCCATGGCCGATGAGCGCGATCCGGATGCAGAGCCGCAGACTTACCTGAGTGGCAAGGTAATTCGCTGATGGCTCGGCAACGCCAACCATTCACTCCGTGCAAGCTGTATATCGACGGAGCCGAAGGCCTGATGGTTGGAGACTTCATTACCACTGCTCGCGGCTCGGCATATCTGGTGCAATCAATACGGCCTAGCCCGAGCAAGCCAGAACGCCTTTACCTGCAATGCATACGTTGGGTTATTGAGCAGATACCTGATGAAGCCTGGCGCTACGAGCTGGCATGGTATCGCAGGCCCCCGCAGAAGACGAGATGATGCCAATCTACGGTCGAACCAAATGCACCGAGATCGATGCCATGCGCGTGCGCCGCGGTTGGTTCGGCAAGCTGATCCTGCAGGCTAGGTACAAGGTAGTGCGAGCCAGGCTTGACCCGCCAGGCCAGCCCATCACTTGGGAGGATGCCGGCGTATCAGAGTGGCGCGATGTGAACGGCAATGACCTGGCCGAATCGCTGGTAGTCGCCAAGCACCTGGGATTGAGCGATGCCTGATCTTCCGCAAAAGCACAGTAAGCCCAAGGCCGCGAATGTGCCCAAGCACGAGGTGGCCGAACAGTCATGGGGTAATGGTCGAGGTGGTCGGCCCTGGCGCCGTAAGCGTGACCGCATTCTCAAGCGCGACGGTTACCTGTGCCAGTGCTCCGAATGCAAGGGCATGAAGCGCATAGCCAACGAGGTCGATCACATCATCCCGCTCAGCCTAGGGGGCACGGATGACGACTCGAACCTGATGGCCATCGCGGCTCACCCCTGCCACGCGCGGAAGACGGCACGCGAGGCGGCCCGAGGGCGCTGACGCTGGGCGCACCAGAACGGTGCGAACCAGGGATGGAGGTAGGGGTGGGGGCGGGTCGAAACCGTAGGCCTCCCCTCTCGGACACCGCGCCCGACCCCTTTTTTCCATTTCCACAGAATTCAGGTTTCCAGATGGCCCGTCACAAGCAGCCTGCCGAGGTGGCGAAGTTCAAGGGGGCTGACAAGAAGAATCCACAGCGCTACCGGCAGGAGTCGGCGAAGGGCGAGGGGGATATTGGTGATGCCCCCATTCACCTTCAAGGCCCGGCGCGGCTCGCATGGAAAGAGCTTTGCTCGCAATCGATGAAAGGCGTCCTGACCGGTTCCGACCGGATCATCCTGGAAGTCACCGCCAACCTGCTGGCCGAATACCGCGCCGATCCGACTGAGTTCGCAGTCGGCAAGTACACACACCTCATTGGCAACCTGGCCAGGCTGGGATTAACCCCGTCCGACCGGCAGAAGTTCGGCCTGGAAAAGCCGAAGGAGAAGGACGAGTTCGAGGATTTCTGACATGACCCCCAGCGACATTGCGCGACAGTATGCGAGCGATGTCGTGGAGGGTCGTGTCATTGCCTGTCGCTACGTGAAGCTGGCGTGCCAACGCTTCGTGAATGACCTGGCGCGACAAGGCGATGATGACTGGCCTTACGTCTTCGATGAGGCGAAGGCGGATCGGGCTGTTCGATTCATGCAGCTCATGCCTCACACGAAGGGGAAGTGGAGCGCGTCGAAGTCGAAGCTGGTCTTTGAGCCGTGGCAGGTCTTCATCGAAGCCAACCTGTTCGGCTGGGTGAAGAAGGAAACCGGCAAGCGAAGGTTCCGCGAGTCGTACGAAGAGATTCCCCGGAAGAACGGCAAATCGGCTCGTCTAGCAGCGAGGGGGATTTACCTGTTCGCCGCAGATGGCGAGGCGGGTGCGGAGATTTACTCCGGCGCCACGACCGAGAAGCAGGCTTATGAGGTCTTCCGGCCAGCATGGATGATGGCCTACAAGCTGGCCAACCTGCGGAGCAGGTATGGCATCGAGTTGGCGGGGAATCAGAAGAACCCAGGCCCCATGTTTGTAATGGAGGACATGTCGAAGTTCGAGACGGTCATCGGCAATCCAGGGGATGGCGCAAGCCCTCATGCCGCGCTGGTTGATGAATATCATGAGCACGACACCGATGCCATGGTGGACACCATGCAGACCGGCATGGGCGCGCGTGAGCAGCCACTACTGTCGATCATCACGACGGCAGGATCGAACCTCGGCGGCCCATGCTATGAGAAGCGCCGGGACGTGATCCGCATTCTCGAAGGGCAGACGGTCGACGAGACGATTTTCGGGATCATCTACACCATCGACGAGGATGACCCCTGGGATGCCCCGGCCAGCCTGATCAAGGCCAACCCGAATTATGGAATTTCGGTATTCCCGGATTTCCTCTTGGCGCAGCTCCAGCAGGCCAAGCGCTCGGCATCGAAGCAGAACGCCTTCCGCACCAAACACCTGAACCAATGGGTAGGCGCTCGGACGGCCTGGATGAATATGCTGGCCTGGCAGCGGCAGAAGCGCGACTTCACTATTTCGGACATGGCTGGCTGCAGGTGCTGGATGGCCTTGGACCTGGCTAGCAAGAAAGACGTCGCCGCCCTGGTAATGCTGTTCGAGAAGGCCGGGCAGTTTTACTGCATACCTCGGTTCTATGCCCCCGAAGCTGCAGCCGAGGAAAACGAGAAGTACCAGAATTTCGCGCTCGACGGGCATCTGATCCTGACGCCCGGGAGCATGACCGACTACGCCTTCATCGAGGCGGACATCCTTGAATTCGCGAAGCAGGTCGATCTGCAGGATGTCGCCTTCGACGATTGGCAAGCCAACTACCTGATAACCCGGCTTTCGAACACCTCAATTCCGGTCGTGGACTTCAACCAGACGGTGAAGAACATGAGCGACCCGATGAAGGAGGTGGAGGCCAGGATAATCGCGCGGACGCTCTGGCATGACGGCAACCCCGTCATGACCTGGATGATGGGAAACGTGGCGGCCAAGATCGATGCCAAAGAGAACATCTATCCGCGCAAAGAAAATGACAACGACCCCAATTGCAAGATCGATGGTCCGGTGACCTTGATTATGACAATGGGGCGCGCACTGGTTGCCGGCGTTGATGACGGTGACGACTTCATGAATGCCATACGGAACCCGATCATCGCATGAACTTCGCCACTGGACTTTACCTCCTGCTCGGCACGATTGGGCTGGCGCTCTTTGTGGCGGGCGCTTTCGTCCTTTTCGGGCTTGGCTGGTCACTCATGGCCGGCGCTTGCGCTTCCTTCGCTGGCGCGGCATTCATCCGCAAGGGGCTGACCAGTGAGTAAAAGTCTGGCCCAGGTGCTGAATCGTGCAGCGAAAGCCCCACAGGCGTCTCTATTTGGCTGGGCGGGAAAGACGATCCGGCTGACCGATGGCGATTTCTGGACGCAAATGCTCGGTCGGACGTCTTCCAGTGGGAAGCCTGTAACGGTCGATAGCGCAATGCGCCTATCGGCGGTCTGGGCTTGCGTGCGGATCATTTCAACCTCGGTTGCCGGACTCCCGATGGGGGTGTACGAGAGGAGGGCGGATGGAAGCCGTGAGGCTGCCAGGAGCTTGCCACTCTACGACATCGTTCATACCAGCCCCAATGACGATATGACCGCATTTCAGTTCTGGCAGGCGATTGTTTCCTCCATGCTGCTCTGGGGGAATGCCTACGCCGAGATTCGGCGAATAGGTGATCGAGTGGTGGCGCTGGACTTCTTGCTTCCATCGCGTATCGACCTGGAATGCGACGACAGCGGGCGTTTGGAGTACCACTACACGCCGAAGAAAGGCGCACGCCGGAAGATTGACCGAAAGGACATGCTGCACATCCCGGCTTTCACGCTGGATGGTCGAATTGGTCTTTCGGCGATCTGCTATGGCGTGGACGTGTTCGGCTCAGCGATGTCGGCGGATGACGCGGCGAATGGCACGTTCAAGAATGGCCTTCTGCCCACGGTGGCCTTTAAGGTTGACCGGGTGCTGCAGCCTGCCCAACGCGAAGAGTTCCGTGAGTATGTCAAGACCATTTCTGGCGCCCTGAACTCAGGAAAATCCCCTGTTCTGGAGCAGGGGATCTCCCCGGAGACCATCGGCATCAATCCTTCCGATGCGCAGCTCCTTGAATCCAGAGCATTCAGCATTGAGGAAATCTGTCGGTGGTTCGGGGTTCCGCCCTGGATGATCGGGCAGACAGACAAGGGCAGCAACTGGGGGACGGGCCTGGAGCAGCAGATGCTGGCCTTCCTGACCTTCTGCATAAGCTCTTTCACCAATCAGATTCAGCAGTGCGTGAACAAACGCCTGCTGACTCCGATTGAGCGGCAGAAATACTACGCTGAATTCTCCTTGGAGGCCTTCCTTCGCGCCGACAGTGAGGGGCGGGCGCAGCTATACAGCCAGATGACCCAGAATGGCATCTATACCCGCGACGATTGCCGCGTGAAAGAGAACCTGCCGCGCAAAGGCGGAAACGCAGACGTACTTACCGTGCAATCCAACCTTGTCCCCCTCGACCAACTCGGTCAATCCAATGAGAGCCAGGCCGTCCGCGCCGCGCTCATGACCTGGCTCAGCCAGCCAGAAAAACAGGAGTAACCCATGACCTTGCGAAATCTTCCGGCAGCGCCGGAGGCTCGGCCGCGCGCGGGCGTCCAGTGCGAGCTCGCGCCGAAAGCGCTGGATGCATGGCGTCCTGAGCTTCGCGCTGCAGCCGGGGACAGCCCGGACACCACTATTACTATCTACGAGCCGATCGGCTACGACTGGTGGACTGGCGAAGGCGTGACTGCGAAGCGCATTGCCGGCGTGCTGCGATCCATCGGCAACGATGTCGATGTCACCGTCAACATCAACAGCCCTGGCGGCGATGTGTTCGAGGGGCTAGCGATCTATAGCCTGCTACGCGAGCACAAGGGCAAAGTGACGGTGAACATCATCGGCCTCGCCGCATCGGCTGCCTCCTTCATCGCCATGTCGGGTGATGAAATCCGCATCGGCCGGGCCGCATTCCTGATGATCCACAACGCCTGGCTGATCGCCATGGGCAACCGTAACGATTTTCGCGAGGTTGCTGACTGGCTGGAGCCATTCGACATGGCATTGGCGGACATCTATGCCCAGCGCACTGGCATCGACTTGGATGACATCGTGAATCAGATGGATTCCGAGACCTGGATCGGTGGGCGCGAGGCCGTGGATAAGGGTTGGGCTGATGCCTTCCTGGAGTCCGACGAAATCTCCAGCGCTCCTAGCAACCGCAGCGAAACCATCCTGGCCAAGCGCCGCATGGACGCCGCCCTGGCTCGCAGCGGCATTCCTCGCAGCCAGCGCAACGAACTCATCAACGACTTCAAGACCAGCATGCTTGGCGCTGCTGGCGGGGGTGGCGACACCCCGACCGATACGCCCGGCGCTGTCGCTCCTGACCTCTCTGCCGCACTTCGAGCGGCACGCGAACTTACCCAGATACTCAAAGGAGAATCGCAATGAGCGACTTCGAAAAACAAATCGGCGAACTGAACACCAGCCTCAAGCAGGTCGGCGACCAGATCAAGGCCCAGGCCGAACAAGTCAACACCCAGATCGCCAACTTTGGCGAGATGAACAAGGAAACCCGCGCTAAGGTCGACGAACTGCTGACCGTCCAGGGCGAACTGCAGGCACGCCTGAGTGCAGCCGAGCAGGCCATGCTGGCCAGCGAGAAGCGCGAACACGGCGAAGATGCGCCGAAGACCGCTGGTCAACTGGTGGCGGACAGCCTGAAAGAGAAGGGTGTTTCCAGTTCTCTTCGTGGCTCGCATCGCGTCTCCATGCCGCGCTCGGCCATCACTTCCATCGACGGCTCGGGTGGTGCCCTGGTTGCTCCTGATCGTCGTCCTGGCCTCGTCGCTGCGCCGCAGCGCCGCCTGACCATTCGCGATCTCGTGGCCCCGGGAACTACCGACAGCAACTCCATCGAATACGTCCGTGAGACTGGCTTCACCAACAACGCCGCACCGGTCTCCGAAGGCACTCAGAAGCCGTACTCCGAACTGACCTTCGAACTGGAGAATGCGCCGGTTCGCACCATCGCTCACTTGTTCAAGGCCAGTCGTCAGATTCTGGATGACGCTGCGGCTCTGCAGAGCTACATCGACGCCCGCGCCCGCTATGGCCTGATGCTGGTGGAAGAAGGTCAACTGCTGTACGGCAACGGCACTGGCGCCAACCTGCACGGCATCATCCCGCAGGCTCAGGCCTATGCGCCGCCTGGTGGCGTATCCGTGGTGGCTGAGCAGCGAATCGACCGCATCCGCTTGGCGATCTTGCAGGCACAACTGGCTGAGTTCCCGGCCAGCGGCATCGTGCTCAACCCGATCGATTGGGCTCTGATCGAGCTGACCAAGGACGCCGAGAACCGCTACATCATTGGCAGCCCGCAGAGCGGCACCACTCCGACCCTCTGGCGTCTGCCAGTGGTGGAGACCCAAGCAATCAGCCAGGACGAGTTCCTGACCGGCGCGTTCTCGCTTGGCGCTCAGATCTTCGACCGCATGGACATCGAGGTTCTGGTTTCCACCGAGAACGACAAGGACTTCGAAAACAACATGGTAACCATCCGCGCTGAAGAGCGACTGGCGTTTGCCGTGTATCGGCCTGAGGCGTTTGTTAGCGGGTCGCTGACTTCCAGCTAACCGGTAAGGGGCCGGGCAACCGGCCCTGATTTCGAGGTGCTTATGTCCGAAGTCATGATCAAACCGCTGCGCTCCTACGAGGATGGCGGCCAAGTTAGGAACGCGAAGAGCAAACCATATCCGGCTTCTCTTCGCCATGCCAAACAGCTCGAAGCCCGCGGCCTGTGCCGGATCATCGAAGATGAAACCCCAAAGCAATCGGCTGGCGAGTCGCCGTCTGCATCGCCAGCGGCCCAAGCCTCACCGCTGAAGACTGCGGGCGAGTCCGTGAGTGGCGAGACGCCGCGCCGAAGAGGGCGTCCGTCTGCACGAACACCACATTCCGACTGACACCCTGGGCTGATGCGCTATGGGCTATGGATAAGGTCTGGTGGGAGCGATACGCCGCAGAGGCAAAGATCTCCTTCCAGGGCGAACTACTCACCCTCAACGCCAACCGCTTCGGCATCAAGACGGCACGAATCGAGCACTACAGGAACTCCGGAGGCGGTGCGGTTTCCTTGGCCATCGCCAAGGGCGCCAAGCGCATCATCCTGCTGGGCTATGACATGCAGAAAACCAATAGCCAATCGCACTGGCACGGAGACCATCCGAGAGGGCTTGGGAGCGCCGGGAAGATCGCGGAATGGCCGGCCGAGTTCGAGCGGCTGAAGCGCAACAACCCAAGCATCGAAATTATCAACTGCACCCGCGAAACGGCGCTGACCTGTTTCGTTCGCCGGCCATTAGAGGAAGCGCTGAATGAGCCTGATCCCGCTTGAGACGGCCAAGGCATTTCTGGACGTGATCCACGATTCGGATGACGCCAAGATCCAGTTGCTGCTGGATGGCGCTGAAGACGAAGCCTGCCAGTTCATGTGGCGGCAATCCCTGGATGGTCTGTGCAACTGCGAAGAGAGCAGCGAGGCAGCCAGCAGCGAGCCAGGACTTCCGCCGAGCGTGGCTGTAGGCGTTCTGCTGCTGCTCCAGGCGAACTACCAGGCCGCTCCTGATGAAATCGAGACGCTGCGCAAGGCGGCCGAGGTGAAGCTGATGCCGTACCGCTGCGGGCTGGGGGTTTAAATGTACTGCTCCTACTGCGGAAGTAGTGCACATACGAAAGCGCTCTGCCCAAGCACCTATTCGGGAAGTGCCAGGCGCGCAAATCTCCGCTGCACCTATTGCGGTGCGAAGGATCACGACATCAAAGCGTGCCCGAAAACCTACTCTGGCAATGCGGCCAGGGCCTGGCATCCCGAGTCCGTGAAAGATCATTTCTACGGGGACTGACATGCTCGCCTACCGCATGCGCCACCGCATCGAGTTCCAGCGACAGGTGCATACACAAGATCCTGTGACGGGAGAAGTGACAACCACCTGGGAGACAGTTCTGTTTTCAGGTCGTCCAGATGTTCCCGCTGAGGTGTTGACTGGGGCCGGTCGAGAACTGATCGCAGCCGATGCCAAGCAAGCAGAAACCACGGCGCGCATCAACTGCCGATGGTTCCCGGTGGATCGACTGGAACTCTACACCTGGCGAATTCTTTGGGATGGCCGGGTTTACAACATCACCAGCGCAGAGACCGATGCCACCGCTCGCCGTGAATGGCGTCTGCGCTGTTCCGATGGCCTAACCGACGGCCAGTAACGACTTCGCCCGCAAGGGCGCCAAACACGCAGCCTAGAGTCGCCCTCGAACGGCGGATGTTGCTCATCCATTCGCCCCGGCTGCGTTCCTATTCGCCTGATGAGCTAGGTAACGACATGAGCAACATCGTCCCGATGGATTTCGAAGGCCAGGCTATCCGGTTCACTAGTGACGGGTGGATTCATGCGACCGAAGCAGCCAAGCGCTTCGGGAAAAGGCCGCAGCACTGGCTCGATACGGAGCAGACCGCCGAGTATATCCGCGAGGCTCTGGACGAACTTGCCGAGCAAGATCCAGAGATTTTTAAAAGCCGGAATCCCGACCTTTTAGTGGAGGTGCGCAAAGGCCGCTATGGCGGCACCTGGATTCATCCAGAGCTTGCCATCGAGTTCGCTCGCTGGCTTTCTCCCAAGTTCGCCCGCGCATGCGACCGCCACATCAAGGCCATGATCCGGTCGCAGTCCATCACCTACAGCGACGAGCAAATCGTTGCCCTGCTGACTCTGCCCGATGCGGCAACATGGGAGAAGCGATTCGCCGACCCGTTCTACAGGGCGCTCGGCCGGCTGACCAGCATGCCGTTTACCGGGCATGCCAGCGGAACGCCGCCGCTGTTCGGAAAAATTACTGCCGAATGGGTATATGGCGTTGCGCTGCCGAAGCCGGTTTACGAAGCTGCAAAATCTCGCTGCAGAGCAGGGGAGAAGATTCACCAATACCTGGCGGATGACGCACTCCGGGCAGTTGAGGCGCAACTGATCGCCATCACCGCTCTGGCCAATGGCTGCGTGGACTACCAGGACTTCGTGTCGCGCTGCACTGCGGCATACAAGCGCTACGGACAGCTCCGCCTGATCTATCCGCAAGCTGCCTAGCCAAACCCGACGAACGAAAGCCCGCCAAGTGCGGGCTTCGTCGTTTCTGGAGGCATCTATGCAATGCAGTTGCGGTGGGGCAACGGTAGATCGGCAGGCGGTTCGTTCAAAGGCTGGCGCGGTACTCAGCTATCGAGAGTGCGGGGCTTGCAAGCGCTGCCAGTTCGACACGCTGGAAATACATGGCGCATGCGTGGCGACCGGTATCGCTGCAAGGGACGCATTTAATCGAATTGCGGAGAAATGAGCAGATGACGAGCAAGGCAGTTATTCATGTTGAGGTCGATGGCGAATCAGTGAAGTTCTGGCCGGAAGGCGAGGGCGAAGCGCGCAGTGTTGCCTGTGAAATCTTGTGCCAATACGAATCAGGCAGCGCACAGACGGTGCCATGGAAGGTCAGCCGGGAATCGCTCCTGAGTTATGCCCGCGCCTCCCTGGACAGGGAGGCATGGAATTGCTTCTTTGCGCTATCCAAGGAAGGGCGTCAGCCATCCGTTAGTCACGTTGCGGAGCGTATGGGCTTGGTCGGCATGGAAGACCTGATTATGGAGGTCTACCAGGCCTGTCGCGTGGTGTACGCCTGCCGGCAAATGAAGGTCGCTCGTGCTGATTAAGTCGATGCAAGGCTTGGGCGACAGCGTTTATATCCGCGCCTTTCTGAAGAAATACCCGAACTGCTACGTCGAAACGCCTTGGCCGCAATTGCTGAAAGACCTGCCAGTTAAGTGCGTCCGACCAACCACGCAACTGCGCACCCAGCTTCGCAACATCCAGCGCGAGCAAGAATGGCACCGCCCTGTAGGCGTCGGCCAGATGCGCATCCATTACGGGCAAATGCCCATCGTTCAGGGGCTGCGCAAGGCGTTCCGTTGCGAGCCGGGCGAGTTCGACCTACCAGACTTCGGACCTTCTCCGGTCGAGGGCCGCTATGCGCTGGTGCGGCCTGCCACGGTGCGCGCTGAGTGGCGGGCAGACTCGCGCAATCCTCTGCCCGAATACATCGCCAGTGCTGCCGCCGAGATGCGCCACAGGGGCTACAAAGTGGTGTCCGTGGCCGATCTTGAGCCAGGAAAGGAATGGGCGCTTGATCCACTGCCGCCTGCTGACATCCAGTTTCACAAAGGCGAGTTGCCGGTTGAGCAACTGCTAGCTCTGCTCCAACACGCCGCTGCGGTAATCGGCGGCATTGGCTGGATCGTACCGGCCGCCATAGCCGCCAAAGTGCCAGCCTTGATTATCTGCGGAGGGCAGGGCGGCTTTAACTCGCCAGAACATATCACTGACAAATGCATGGACCTGTCCCGCATCACCTTCGCGGTGCCGGACAACTTCTGCCGATGCACGCTGAAACAGCATACCTGCGACAAAAGGATCGCCGATCATGACCAACGCTTTGCCGCTTGGGCGGACCGATTGTAGTATGTCAGTGCAGCTAGGGCGACGGCCCGAAAAGCGGCAACCTCACCGCCTGCCACGCCCACATTGAGGCTCAGCTAGAGGTTGTTGAGATGGCGTTTATCCGGTTTACATTAGAGGCTGATCCGTACAATCAAGATCAGGTAGAAATGTTTGAGCGAATCAGCAAAGGCGAGACAGTCACTGTAGAGATAGCCGGATACAAGATATCTATGCGTGGCAGTGCAGAGATGAATTTTGAAGACGGTGAGCTTGTGAAAATAAACGGCTCCCTGTATGACATACTGCACATGGCGTCAAAGGAATAGCCGCGTCCTACATACAAAACCCGCTTCGGCGGGTTTTTTATTGCCTGAATTTCTAGGTGGAGTCCGAATGACCGTTTCGCTTCCTCAAGGCATGACCGACTGCCTGCTCTGGTCTGAGGAGTTGGGCATGGGTTTTCACCCGCGCCCTCCTATGGATTACACCGGGCCGTACTTCGAGAAATACCAGGGCCTCGATGCCACCCCGATGGGCGAAGCGCTGACCCGGGCACGTATCGATCTGGTCCGCAGGCACTTCTCCGGCCAGGTGGTGGATATCGGCATCGGCGGTGGCCGCTTCGTCACTGAGGCCGAGGCGATGGGCTATGACGTGAACCCGGAGGCCGTGGCATGGCTCAAGGCTCAGGATCGCTACTACGACCCCTACAAACACCATGCCGAGGCCGTGACCTGCTGGGACAGCCTGGAGCACATCCCGGAGCCGGAGCAGCTGCTGGATCATGTCGGCGAATGGTTGTTCGTATCCATGCCGATCTACCGCGACCAGTTGGATTGCCTGCACTCCAAGCACTACAAGCCGGGCGAGCATTGCTGGTATTTCAGCCTCCATGGCTTCATCGGTTGGTGCGAGCGTCAAGGGTTCGCTCTGGCAGAAATGAACCAGGCCGAATCCGAGCTTGGCCGGGAAGGGATCACTAGCTTTGCGTTTCGGAGGTTCCATGGCTGACACCATCGAATTTGCCATCACCGGCTTGGATAGCTTGCTAGGCAAACTTGAGTCGGTCAGCTATGACGTTAAGCGCAAGGGTGGGCGAGCGGCTTTACGCAAGGCCGCCCAGGTGGTTAGCGCAGCAGCGCAAGCCAACGCCAAGCGCCTGGACGATCCCGACACCGCAACAGACATCAGCCAGAACATCACATTGCGATGGAATGGCAGGCTGTTCAAGCGAACTGGCGACCTTGGTTTCCGCGTTGGGGTTCTGGGCGGCGCCCGAATTCCTAAGTCAAGGCCAAAAGGAACCGAGCCAGGCGGGCCCGGTGGCGATACTCGCTACTGGGCATTTGTCGAGTTCGGGCACGAGCATGCGCGCGCGCAGCCTTTCATGCGCCCCGCACTCGAGCAGAACATAGATGCCGCCACCAATACCTTCGTCACCGAGTACCAGAAGGCCATCGATCGCGCCATCAAGCGGGCTCAAAAGAAAGCTGTGCAAATATGAATACGCCCCCAATCTTTGCTTTGTGCGCAGCCAATGTTGGAGTCACGGCATTACTCGGAAGCAATCCTGTTCGTTTTTTCATGTTTGGCATGGCGCCGCAAAATGTGCAGAAGCCCTATGCCGTCTGGCAGGTAGTAGCGGGCAAGCCGGAGAATTATCTGGCTGGGCGTCCAGACGCAGAAGGGCATACGATTCAAGTAGATGTATACGGCGACAGCGCATCGCAGACTAGAAGCACATTGTCTGCCATTGAAGGGGCAATTGAGCTGAATTGCTACATCACTCGCTACGGCGGAGAGTCACGCGACCCTGTAACCATGAATTATCGGTCCACCATGGACGTGGACTGGATATCCCTTCGATAACCCCGGCACTCGCTGGGGTTTCAATTTCTGCCGCAAGGCAACCGAAAAACGCAGCCTAGAGTCGCCCTCGAACGGCGGATGTTGCTCATCCATTCGCCCCGGCTGCGTTCCTATTCGCCTGATGAGCGAGGTAACGACAGATGCGCGACAGTAATGTTTTCGAGATTAAGAGATTGGCTGATGGGCTGGACGCTGCTTTGAAGGCGACCGATGCCTATGAGTACCTAATAGATCGGATAGCCGCTGTCTTCCTGAAATGCAGCCTCGTCCGAACTGTCGGCCTATTCGATGAGATGGCAGTCCTCGAAGCGATCAACGAGATCGATCTTTGCATCAAAGCCTCTGGCGAAGACTCGCGCGTCGCGGGCTTGTGTCGCTACGCTTTGGAGCTATCTGGCGTAGGGGAAAACGAATTGATGATCGACGGTGACGGGAAGGTGAAGCGCCGCATGGTTTACTTCATTCGGAACAGTCGTGGATCGATCAAGATCGGTTCGAGTATGAATGTCGAGGATCGCCTACATCAGCTTGAAACTGGAGCTGGCGAACACCTCGAACTTATAGCCTCTGTACCAGGATCCTTCGGTGCGGAGCGAGAGCTACACGCGCGGTTTACTGGTTTGCGCGAGCATGGCGAATGGTTCAGCCCTGGGGAGGAATTGCTGGAGTACATCAACCAGCTTCAATTGACCTTCGGCCTCGACGCAGCCTAACCCAACCCCGACGACCCCAAGCCCGCCTAGTGCGGGCTTCGTCGTTTCTGGAGCACCACTTTGAGCGAAATCACCAAAGAGCTGCACCGCAGTCTTATCCGCGCCGCCAAGGCTGCAATTGCAGCCTGGGAGCGCTGGTTGAAAGAGCACGAATAAACCAAAACCCACTACACCGGGCACGCTGAGCAGACACGCCGAAAGGCCCCTCTGATCACCACGCCTCCCCGGACATGAAAATCCGAGGAGACGACATGAGCATTCTTGCCCAGGGCACGCAGGTCTACGCGCTGGTTCGCGAACTGGACTCGAGCGGTGACCCGACCGACCAATACGAAGTAATTGAGATCGAATGCGCTACCGCATTCAGCCCGGGTGGCAACCCGGCAGACCAGATCGAAGACACCTGTCTGAGCGCGACCGTGCGCAGCTATCTGCGCGGTCTGCGCACCCCGGGCCAGGCATCCCTGACCCTGAACGCCGATCCACGCAACGAATCGCACTACCGGCTATATCAACTCTCCGAATCGGACGATCAGGAGGATCAAAGCATCGCATTTGCGGTGGGTTGGTCAGACGGTAAGGACGTCGTGCCGGCTGCAGAGCAGGACAGTAACGGCGACTGGGACTTCGACCTTCCGGCCACTCGAACCTGGTTCGTTTTCCGCGGCTACGTTAGCGACTTCCCGTTCGACTTCGCCGCCAACTCGGTTGTGACCACCGCCGCCACCATCCAGCGTTCGGGCGGTTCCGCCTGGATTCGCAAGACCGCATAAGGAGTCCCTATGAAGCTGACCATCGACACCCTCAAGCAGGTCGGCGCCTTCAGGGGCACCCCGGTTGAGCGCGAGATCACCTGGATGCAGGTATCGTACGAAGAAGATGAAAACGGAGAGGAGATACCTGGAACCAGGGAAGAGAAAGAACTGACAGCCACCGTCTACGTGCGACCGCTGTCGTACTCTTCTGTCGTCTCCGACCTGCGAGCACTGACCGGGAAGGTCGATGGCGTGGCCGGCCGGATCGCTGCCAGCATCTGCGACGAGGAAGGAAAGCGGGTGTTTACACCTGAGGACATTACCGGCGAGGCCGACTCCGAGCGCGGCGAACTGGACGGCAACCTGACCGTGGCCCTGCTGGCGGTAATCGGCGAGGTGAACAGCCTGGGAAAGACGCCGAGCTCAGCGAGCTAGACGAGCTCTGGCATGAGTTGGTGCTGTGCGGTATCGGCGGTCGGACTATCGCTGAGGCACAGCAACGGCTCAGCTATCCTGAGTTCCTAAGTTGGGCGAAGTACCGCAGTAAGCGCGGTTCGCTGCATGTGGGAATGAGGGTCGAGCGAAGCTCCGCATTGCTCGCCACGTTATATGCCAACTCACACAGCAAGAACGGCGGCTTCAGGCTGTCCGATTTCATGCCGCATGAGGAAGAATCGGCGGTAAGCCTGGAGCAGGCTATGGCGACGTGGCACTGATGGCGTCTACCAGTCGATCTCGACGCTGAGAGATACCCTTGGGTGGTCAAGCTCGGTGTAATGCTTTTGACGGTTGCCCTGATGATCTTGCCGCCTTCCCTCATCTTCCGAGTGAAGAATGCGGCGCGGTCTCTCTTGATCATGAGTCGGTTCAGTTTGCCGACAGTTTTGCGACAGTTCGGGATGCTTAGCGATCAAGCGCATCAGGCACAGCACTCCGCCAGGTGATGGATTTAACCCAATCGGCGCATGACCTGGTGCCAATCCAGATCTTGCCATGAAATCGCTAGTAGATCTCACTGATCGAATAGAGCTGTGTTTGGCCAGATAGGCCGCGCAAAAGCTTGGAACCGCCTCAGGGCGGTTTTTTATGTCTGGAGAAAATATGGCTAGCCAATCACTGGGCACTTTGACGCTCGACCTTATAGCCAAAATCGGCGGATTTACCGGTCCGCTGGATAAGGCATCTCGCGAATCGCAGAAGCGCATGGCTGAAATATCCAAGGCGGCAAAGAGCGCAGGCTCAGCGCTTGGTGTTGGCATCGGCGCCGGGGCCAGCATCGCCGCTGCCGCTCTGACTGCAATGGTGGCGCGGCAGTTGGACGTGATCGGCGACCAGGCCGATATGGCTGTCCGGCTGCGCACGACAACAGAAAGCCTAGGCACCCTAACGCGCGCGGCGGAACTGTCTGGCATCGGCCTAGAGCAGTTAGAATCGGCTGGGCAGAAACTCGAAGTATCGCTTGGCAAGGCTGCCCAAGGCAGCAAAGTGCAGGTGCAGGCATTCGACCGCCTGGGGCTCAGCTATGAGTCAGTCGCCGCCATGCCGCTCGACGAGCGGATATCGACGATCAACGAGGCGCTGGCGAAGAACATTCCTGTCGCCGAGCGCGCAGCGGTTGCGGCAACGCTCTTCGGCGCTAAAAACGCCGCCGCTATTCAGATGCTGGACTCTGAGACCCTTGCCGAGGCATCCCGGCAAGTGGAGATTTTCGGCATCAAACTGTCTGCCGTCGATTCGGCGAAGGTCGAAATGGCCGGCGATGCGCTGAGCAACTTCAGCCTGCTAGCAGACGGGATAGGTAAGCAACTCACTGTCGAATTGGCCCCCGTGCTGACAGCAATGGGCAATCAGTTTCTGGAGAGCGCAGAGAAGGCCGGCGGCTTGGGTAAGGTGGTGCCTGATGCGGTACAAAAGGCCGTCTCCGCCATCGCTTTTTTGGCATCCGCAGCCGATGGCGTCAAGAGAGTATTCGATCTAGCAGCTGATGGAATCGTCGTTGCATTTTCCGGTGTGCAACTGGCAATTGCAGAAACCTTCGGCTTCCTTCTCAAAGCGCAAGACAAGCTGCCCGGCATAGATAACTCAGCACAGATAGCATCCCTGGAGCAGTATGCCAAAGATGCAAAGGGCATCATCGATGGCGCTCAGGAGCATATCGAAGAAACACTGAACAAGCCGCTTGCTGGCGAGGCAATAAAGCAGTTCTATGAGCAGGCGCAAAAAGCCGGGCAGGCTGCTGCCGAAGCCGCTGCTGCAGCGGGAGATGCCACAACTTCGGGGCAGGGAACCGGTGCTGATTATGCGAAAGCAGCAGAAGCTGCCAAGGCATCAGCTGCAGCCGCCGCGAAAGAAGCCGAAGCGATCAACGGCCAGATCAGTGCCCTGGAGCGTGCCGCCAAGGTGTGGGGCATGAGCGCTGATGAGGTGCTGGTATACGACCTGCGCGTCAAGGGCGCGACCGACAGCCAGCTTGAGTATGCCAAGTCGTTGCTGGAAACAGTCAGCAGCCTTGAAAAGCAGAAAAAAGCCCAAGAGGCGATCTCCACGCTGGAGAAGTCCCTCTCCGCGTCCAGGGGGTCGGAATCGCGCCAGTACGGCGATGAGCTGGCCGGTATCGGTCTGAGTGACAAGGCTCAAGAGCGGCTGCGCTCTCAGCGAGCGCTTATCGCTGATTATCAGGACCAGATCAATCAAGCCGCTCAGATGCGTGCGGCGGGCGATATCGACGATCAGGGTTATGAAAAACAACTCGAGCTTTACAGGGATCACCTCGAGCAGCGTATCGACATGCAGCAGGATTACTACGCTCAACTGGACGAGGCTCAATCCGATTGGACGCTAGGTGCCAAATCGGCATACGAGAATTACCTCGAAAGCGCCAAGGACGTAGCGGGTCAGACCAAAAGTCTGTTTGAGAACGCCTTTGGCGGCATGGAGGATGCCATCGTGCAATTCGCCACGACCGGCAAGCTATCGTTCTCCGACTTTGCCAAGAGCGTGCTGGCTGATATGGCGCGCATCGCCGCCCGCCAAGCCGCCACAGGCATTCTTTCCAGCGCGGTCAGCACCGTGGCGGGGTTATGGACGGGCGGAGCGACATCCGCGGGCTCAACCACGGCGGGTTACTCCTCTACCTATTTCCCGCAGGCAAAGGGCGGCGCATGGGCAGACGGCATACAGATGTTTGCCAAGGGTGGGGCATTCACCAACTCCATAGTGAGTCAGCCGACACTGTTCCCGTTCGCCAATGGTACGGGGTTGATGGGTGAGGCCGGCCCGGAGGCGATCATGCCTCTGACTCGCGGTTCGGACGGCTCCCTTGGCGTAAGGGCCAAGCTCGACGGGGTGGTCGGTGGGGGTACTCAGATCAACGTCGAGGTCAACATCTCCAGCGATGGCACATCTCAAGTCTCGTCGGATGACGCGACGGCCAACCAGTTCGGGCGCGAGATAGGAGCCTTTGTGGAGCAGAAATACCGGGAGCTCCTGTCCCGCGATCTACGCCGAGACGGCGCAATCGGTCGCGCTATCAATGGGTAATCACAATGGCAATTGAGACGTTCGTCTGGTGCCCCAAAACAGAGGCGCAGGGCACCACTACACAACGGGTCAGGACTTCTCAGTTCGGCGATGGTTATGCGCAGGTAGTAGGTGACGGCATCAATGGAAAGAGCCAATCGTGGAACCTGACCTTCGTCGGCAAGGAGGCGGTCACCCGTGAAATACGCGACTTTCTCGATAGCCACCGAGGATACAAATCCTTTCTCTGGACGCCGCCTTTGGGCGATCTCGGCCTCTACCGAGCCGAGGAATACCAGTTAACCGGCAATGGCGCAGGGGTCTACACCATCACCGTCACGTTCAATGAGGCATTCGCACCATGAGCCTGGTCACTCAATTCCAGAAATTGGAGCCTGGCGCCGAGATCATCCTGTTCGAACTAGACGGCTCTGACTTCGGCGCGGACGTGATCCGCTTTCACGGCCATGCAATTGCGCATACCCCCGAGGAATTGGTAGCTGCTGGGGCTAGCGCAGATGAATTGCCGGCCAAGGCGATATGGTGGCAGGGCAACGAGTACGCCGCCTGGCCCGTCCAGATCGAGGGCATAGAGGCCGGTAGCGATGGGCAGGCAGCGCGGCCTCGCTTCGTCGCCGGCAACGTCAATGGGCGCATCACGGCCCTGTGCCTGGCGTTCGAGGATCTGCTGCAATTCAGGCTGACAGTTCGCACCACGCTTGCGCAGTATCTGGACGCCGAGAATTTCCCGTCCGGCAACCCGGATGCCGACCCGACCCAAGAGGCGACAGAGGTCTGGTATCTGGACCAGAAGACCAGCGAGGACGGGGAGTCCGTGTCGTGGGAATTGGCATCCCCTGGTGATGTGGCAAACGAGAAAATCGGCAGGCAGTGCACGACACTTTGCCATGAAGCAATGACAGGCCAGTATCGCGGACCTGTTTGCTCGTACACCGGGCCGTATCGGGATATTGACGGCAACCTGACGGATTCGCCTGAAAAAGATGAGTGTGATGGGTGCCTCGCAACTGGCTGTATTCCCAGGTTTGGCGAGGGAAACCCACTCCCATTTACGGGATTTCCCGCAGTGAGCATCATCGCACGGTCCTGATATAATCACGATGCGCGTCTAGGGTAGCTCCCGAAAAGCCGGCACCCTAACCGGCCTGGCGCGCTCCTCAATTAGGGCGCGCATTGGGAGCGAGTATGCCAATCAAAAAAGACCTTTCAGGCATGAAGTTTGGAAGGCTCACGGTTGTTGACAAGGCCGATAATATTGACGGACGTACAGCATGGGCCTGTGAATGCGCATGTGGTAGACGCCTGGTCGTGCGTACATCTGGGCTCACCTCTGGCCAGAGCCAGTCCTGCGGATGTAGGAAGCTAGAAATATTTATCAGTAACGCGTCCACGCACGGGAAGAGCTACACCAGAACCTACAGAATCTGGAGAGGGATGATAGATCGCTGCGCCAATCCCAGCAGAAAGGAATACTCAAGATACGGAGGTCGCGGGATAAAGGTCTGTGCCCGCTGGGAGTCGTTCGAGAATTTCCTGCGAGATATGGGTGAGTGTCCGGATGGGCTTACGATCGACAGGGAAGATAACGATGGCGACTATCGTCCTGGAAATTGCAGGTGGGCATCAAGACGAACTCAGAACCGCAATACCAGCAGAAACAGGCATATAACTGCTTTTGGGCTTTCCTTATGTGTAGCAGAGTGGGCAGCCAGAACAGGAATAAAGAGCGAGACCATTTTTGGACGGCTTCGGTCAGGCTGGCCGCCTGAGGCGATACTTTCCAATGATCGATGGCAGAGACCGTAACTTTCAAGGGCGCTTCGGCGCCCTTTTTCATGGACACAAGAAATGCTGAAACATATCGAGCGGGCCATCCGCGAACATGCGGCATCGTGCTACCCGGCAGAATGTTGCGGGCTCCTGATAAAGATCGGTCGAGCTCAGAAATATCTGCCATGCGCCAATACGGCGACTGACCCCAATGAGGAGTTCCGTATCTCGCCAGAGGCATATGCAACTGCGGAGGACCAAGGGGAGATCATCGCGGTGGTACATAGCCACCCTGACGCCACCAGCAGGCCAAGCAATGCGGATGTGGCCATGTGCAATGCTTCGGGGCTAACTTGGTACATCCTGAGCTGGCCAGAGGGCGACTTGAGGCAACTAGAGCCGGTTACGACTGTACCTCTCCTGGGGCGCCCATTTGTCCATGGCGTGCAGGACTGCTGGCAGGTCTGCGCAGACTGGTACGCCCGGCAATGGGGGGTGGAATTCCCGAAATACCATAGGGAAGATGGCTGGTGGGAAAAGTCGAACGGCCCAAGCCTCTACGAACAGAACTTCGAAGCTGCCGGCTTCTACCGCGTAGACAGCGCAAAGCGTGGTGACGTGATCATCATGTCCGTAGGCAGGACGGCTCACCCGAACCATGCCGGCATATACCTGGCCGGCGATCCGTCATTGCCGGGCGAGGACTCGCAGGTGTTCGGGCAGGGGCCGTTCCTGCTGCACCATCTGTATGGGCGCCCTAGCGAACTGATAGTGTTCGGCGGCCCTTGGCGGGACCGCGTGCGGCTGATTCTGCGGCATCGTGAGGCGCCGACGTAAACCGCCCACTACAACCCAAAAGCAAACGCCCGTCTTCGGCGACTATGGTCATAATGACCATGGTTGAATTGAATCGACACCCCCGGACGTTGCGGGATAAAGATCGTGGCCGCTTCCTGACCAGGCGGTTATCACTTTGGGTATTTCTTGCGAGGCTTTGGCCCCTGGCCTGCTTCGATACTTTCAAAGGCTCTCATAACCGCTTCCTTAATAGCGTCACTGGTGTAGACGACGATCTCTCCATCTGTTCTCTGAACATGGATAGAGCGCTCTACCACGGCATCCGATGCGGTCGCAGTTTCTTCAACCAGTTCGTTGTGACGAAACGATGCTTCCAGGCGGGCAATCAGCTCCGCTGTGAGCGATCGGTGATTCTCTTTGGCCGCAGCTTCGAGCATCGCCTTCAGGCTGGCCGGCATGCGGAAATTCACTTGTAGGTCTGCTCTGGTCATGGCTCGGATTGTGTAGCACGAAGCTATAGACAGCAATAAAGCATTCTGCTTTACTGTGTCGGCAGCCAAGCATTTTGCTATAGGAGCGGCAAATGAGTAGAAAAGACCCGCAATTCAATCTGCGCTTACCGGAGGAGCTAAAGAAATGGCTAGAGAGCCAGGCACAGAAGAACCATCGGTCACAGACCGCAGAGATGGTTTTCATGATCTCGGAAGAGAAAAGGCGACAAGAGCAGGCAGCAGCCTGAAACGAAGAAGCCCCGGCGTGCAGGCCAGGGCTTCAGTTAGGTGACATCGGGCTTAATGGAAATGCTGATTTCCACCGATACGCCCTTGGTTTGATCAAGTTGCTGGGTGACTTGATCAATGACCTGGGGAATCCCAAAAGACGTCCCTCGGTAGTGGTTTTGCAGGGCGGAAACCAGCTCGGCATTCACGGAGCGCTGATTCTGGTCTGCAGAAGCCTTGAGTTGCTCATAAAGGGAGTAGGGGAGCCGGAACTGGGATCGGTAGGAATCTTCTTTCATGTCACTACCTTGTCACTGATAAAATTTAATGTATAGTGACTCCGTGTCACTAGGGAGGGCTCATGCAGATCACAGCTCGTACGCAAGTCCGCTTTCCCGGTGATCTGATGGATTGGCTGAAATCGCAAGCGAAGGAGCAAAACCGCTCTATGAATGCGCAGCTAGTCGAGATCATCGCTCAAGCGAAGAAAAACGCCAGCAATGTGCGGGCATGAAAAAGCCCCGGTCGCGCCAACGGCCAGGGCTTTGGGTAACGTCGAAACTATCGAGGTAAACAACGTCATGACGAATCATAGCACAACCAGTGTTTCAGCCAAGATCATCCCGTTCCGCCAGAAGGAGCTGCTGCTGGTCGACAACGGCGGCGAGCCATTCGTGCCGATGAAGCCGGTGGTCGATGGCATGGGGCTGGACTGGAAAAGCCAGTACGCAAAACTGCAGGGAGGTCGATTCAACTCAACTATGGTGATGATCACCACAGTTGCTGGTGACGGTAGGCAACGCGAAATGGCATGTCTGCCACTGAGAAAACTCGCCGGTTGGCTGATGTCGATCCACGCCAGTAAGGTGCGACCTGACCTGCGTGACAATGTGATCGCCTACCAGAACGAATGCGATGATGCACTCTGGGCGTACTGGAACGACGGCTTGGCCGTTCGCCGGGATGATCGGAGCGCTGCCAGCGTTCTGAGCACTACTATCGGCACTGACGGCTTCCACGTCCTGGGCTCATTGGTGGCCGGCAAGGTTCGCTCGCTGCCGACTCAAAGCCAGCGCCGGGCAACGATGAAACTGTGGGCTCAGGTTCACGCCGCTTTCAATGTACGAAGCGCGGAGGATATCCCTGCCGATCAACTTGACTCGGCGCGCAACTTCATAGCCGCCTATGCACTGGAGGGCGAGTGGCTGCCGAAGGCTGAGAAACCGATGCAGCGCCTGGATATCCACTATCCGGTCGAAAAGTTGGTCGAGATGAACCCGCATGCCTATAACGGCGGCGCCGATGCGCGGATCACCATTCAGCACAAGGCACTCTGCGGCATGGATTCGCGCTCGCTTACCCTGGATCTGCTGAGGAAACTGTCTGGTAAAGGATACGAAGTCGAGGCATGCCGACTGGAGGTCTTGGCCATGCGACAGTTGCTGACGGATTTCAGACTGGACTTCATTGACATGGCTCGGATGTTCGAGGGCAGGAAGCATGCGGCGGTCACATACAAATTGAGCGACACAGCCAAGAAGCTGCGGGCTGACGGCGTACCTGGCTTCTAGTCCAAAGCGCGAAACCCGAGCCCAGCTTTGCGCTGGGTTTCGGCGCTGGCGTTGTGATGGTAGATTGCTGGTATCACAAACAGGGAGAGTACTAGATGCGATCAATGACACTGATGTTCCTTTTGTGCGTATTGCTTTCTGGCTGCGCCTCGAAGCCAACGCCTGAACAAATCAGCAACGCCGATTATGGAGCTTCCGTCTACCAAGTCGATGCGGAAAAGGCGGTAAGAGAGTTCTTCGGTATTTACCTAAAAGACCCCGACTCAGCGCGATATAGCTTCGGTACTGTGTATCGAGGATACGTAGTTGGCAGCGCTTTTGAGGGCAGAAAGGTTGAGGGTGGATTTCTTTTAGATGTGACGGTAAATGCAAAAAACAGCTTTGGCGGATACGTCGGCGCCAAGCCTTATCGGTTCCTGATTCGTAACGACAGACTCATTGGAGGTTGGGAAATTGGAGCTAGCGGGATGCTTATCAAGATCCTTTGATCTCTTTCAATATCGATCGCAGTGTCAACCCCGGAAACAATGCCGCTATACACTCCGGCAAAACAGGGAGAGCTGATATGCGGATAATGATGTGCGTGGCGATGATAGTGATGTTGGCAGGGTGCTCCACAACCCCGGTGACCGAGCAGACCGCAAAGGCAATCCCGGCAGATCGTATCTATGCCCCTGAACTTGTAGGGATGGCAGGCGCAGACCAGGCAGAAGTGGCGTTTTTTCGGGATAGCGGTTACGTCGGCTCAGGATGTAGCCATGATCTATATGTGAACAATAGGAAGGCATTTGCGATTCGCCAGGGAGAGACCGTAAAGTTATCACTATCACCAGGCTCGTATTTTTTCAGGCTTGAGACGGGCGGAGGTCTTTGCCCCAATATCGCCACGTCTCAAGATGCTGATCTTAAGGCTGGGGCCCATACCGCATACAGGATTCTTCTCCCGTCTGATGGAAGTTTAAGGCTGACCAGAATCAGGTAGTAGAGAACGTCTCATCAAGCCGCCATACAGGCGGTTTTTTTATGCATGGAGAAAAGCAATGGCCGCATGTGTGCTCGAATACCACCCAATGACCACAATTCGCCTGTATGGCGCGCTACGCCAGTTCGGTCGCGATTTCCGCCTATCAGTCAACTCAACTGCCGAGGCAATTAAAGCTCTATGCGTGCAGATTCCGGGCCTGGAGAAATTCTTAGCCAATGCTCATCTGCGAGGAATGGAGTTCGCCGTTTTCCGAGGGAAGCGAAATATAGGCGAGAAAGAATTGGAGTTCGGCGGCAAAGAAATGATCCGTATCGCCCCGGTCATCAGGGGCAGCAAGCGTGGCGGGGTCCTTCAGACTATTGTCGGAGTCGTTCTGATCGTTGTGGGCGCTGTGCTCAACGTATATGGATATGGGATTGGTACTCCGATCATGAATTTCGGTATTGCCATGACGGCTGGCGGTGTTATCCAGATGCTCAGCCCCCAGGCTGGTGGCCTCAAGCAATCAGCGGCACCCGAGAACCTGCCGTCCTACGCCTTCGGCAGCGCGAAGAACACCACGGCGGCCGGCAACCCGGTGCCGATCTGCTACGGCAAGCGCAGGTGGGGCGGGGCGATTATTTCGGCGTCGATATATGCCGAGGACAAGGCTTAAGCATCATTCACGCTCCGTACAAGCCGCCATCGGGCGGTTTTTTTATGCCTGGAGTAACGCATGGGCGCTGCAATACCTTTTGACCTTGCTGGCCGCAAAGGCGGCGAGAGCAATGCCAAGACCCCCGTAGAGTCGCCGGATAGCCTGCAAAGCGTAGCCAAGGCCAAGATCCTGATTGCCGTGGGCGAGGGCGAATTCGACCAGACGCCAACCGCTCAGAACATCTACCTCGACAACACTCCTCTGGCCAATGCGGATGGCGGGCTGAACTTCGAAGGCGTGACCTGGGACTGGCGCCCGGGCTCTATCGATCAGACGTACATCCCTGGTATTCCATCGGTCGAGAACGAAACGACCGTCAACGTCGAGTTGACCAGCTCGAATGCCTGGGTCAGGTCAGTCAGCAATACTCAACTGTCCGCCGTGCGGGTTCGTTTCGCATGGCCAGCGCTCCAGCGCCAAGAGGATGATGGTGACGTGGTGGGCTATGCCATCCAATATGCGGTGGATGTGGCCACGGACGGCGGATCATACGTTGAGGTGCTGAACGAGTCGGTCAACGGCAAGACCACTACCCGCTACGAGCGGTCGCGTCGTATCGACCTGCCGGAGGCCACCACCGGATGGCAGATTCGGGTTCGCCGGCTGACAGCGAATCAAAACAGCAACCGCATCGCCGACACGATGATCATTGCCGGTTTCACAGAGGTGATCGACGCCAAGCTGCGCTATCCGAACACAGCGCTGCTCTATATCGAGTTCAGCGCCGAGCAGTTCAGCAACATTCCTGCCGTGACTGTTGAATGCCGTGCCAGGCGTGTGCAGGTGCCGAGTAATTACGATCCAACTACCCGCGCCTATACCGGAGTGTGGGACGGAACCATGGTGCAGGCTTGGACCGATAACCCGGTCTGGCTCACCTACGATATCGCCGTAAACGACCGCTTTGGGGTAGGCCGGCGCATCAAGTCGTGGATGGTTGACCGCTGGGAAATGTACCGCATCGCTCAATATTGCGACCAACTGGTGCCAGACGGGAAGGGCGGCCAGGAGCCGCGACACATCTGCAATATCAATTTGCAGAGCCGCGTGGGCGCATGGGAACTGATGCGCGATATTTCCGCGATCTATCGAGGTATGACGTACTGGGCGCAGGGCCAGCTCAAGGTGCAGGCCGATATCCCGCGCGCCACGGATTTCGATTTCGCCTATACCCGCGCTAACGTCATCGACGGCAAGTTTTCCTACGGTTCGGCCAGCGAGCGCACGCGCTACAGCCGAGCTCTGGTGAGCTATGACAACCCGTCGAACAACTACGACACTGACGTTGCAGTCAGCACCGACAAGCGCCTGCAGCTGCGCTATGGGGATAACCCGGTAGAAATCAGCGCCATTGGCTGCACCCGCGAAAGCGAGGCGCAGCGGCGCGGGAAATGGGCGCTGCTGACCAACAGCCAGGACCGCACCGTAACGTTCAAGGTCGGCATGGATGGTGCCATTCCGCTGCCTGGCTACATCATCCCTATCGCTGACTCGCTGCTGGCTGGGCGCGAGGTAGGGGGGCGTATCAGCGCCGTAGCGGGCAACACCATCACGCTCGATCGCGACACCATGGCCAAGGCTGGAGATCGGCTTATCCTCAACCTGCCCAGCGGGAAGTGCGAGGGGCGCACGGTACAGTCAGTATCCGGCCGCTCGGTCACAGTGACCACGGCCTACAGCGAGACGCCGGAGCGTGAACTGATATGGGCGCTCGACGCGGACGAACTTGCCGTTCCGCTTTACCGCGTGATGAAGGTTTCGAGGCCGGAGAAGGGCGTCTTCGAGATCACTGCGCTGCAATATGAGCCGTCGAAGTTCGCAGCCATCGACACGGGGGCCAAGCTGGAGACCCGGCCTATCTCGGTGTTGCCAACAGGTGTTATCGACCCGCCAGCAAGCATTGCCCTGAGCACGTTCAGCGCGGTATCCCAGGGTATTGCCGTCACCACCATGACGATCACCTGGCCGGCCGTCAGCAATGCCGTGGCCTACGAGGTTGAGTGGAAAAAAGACGACGGCAATTGGATCAGGCTGCCCCGTACCGGCACGCTGGGCGTCGATGTGACAGGCATCTATGCCGGGCAATACCTGGCGCGTGTGCGGGCTATCAGCGCGATGGAGATCGCATCGATCTGGCGCACCTCAGACCAGACCACGCTGGAAGGGAAAACAACACCGCCCCCGGCTCTGGCGTATCTGACAGCAACGCCTGAGATATTCGGTATAACCGTCAGGTGGGGGTTCCCGGCAGAGGGCGCGGCAGATACTGCCTACACCGATATTCAGTACGGATCGACGCAGAGCGAGGAAGCCGCTTTATCGCTGGGGCAGTTCTCCTATCCGACCGGCACCCATACGCTGACGGGCCTGGCTGCGGGCGTGTCGTTCTGGTTCCGGGGGCGGCTGGTGGATCGATCCGGCAACATCGGCCCCTGGTCGGACTGGGTGCAAGGTCAGTCCAGTGCGGATGCATCCGCCATCCTCGACTACATCACCGGCCAGATCACCGAAACCCAACTGGGCTCCGGGTTGTTGGCGGAAATAGAAAAAATCAGCGGCGACGGCACAGGCTCAGTCAACGAGCGCATTGATACCGCTGCTGACGCGCTAGGGGTGCAAATAACCTCCTTGGCGGCTCAAGTGGCTGACATTGTGGGCGCGTCGGATTGGGACTCCGGAACAGCCTATCTTGAGGGCTCGCTAGTCAAGTTCGATGGCAGCCTGTTCAGGGCTGTGCAGGACGTTCCGGCCGGGACTCCGACTACCGATACAGCCTATTGGGAAAACGTCGGCGACTACTCCTCGTTGGGCGAACTGGTTACCGCCCTGGCCGTCCGGGTCGATGATGTCGAGACGGCAGTGGGCGAGGTCGAGGGCGAAATGACAGCCCTGTCCACTCGCGTCGATGGCGTATACGCCCAGGTTTATCCGGCCATGGCTGGCGCCACGGACTGGCAGGCGGGTACAACCGTGATACAGGCCGGTGTCTGGTCCGTCTATACCGCCTTTGCAGATGGCGATGAGGCCCTGGCGCAACGAATCGATGTAATCGAGGCCGAGATAGGGGACGGCATTCAGGCCGCAATTCAAGAAGAAGCCACTGCGCGCGCGGATGCAGACGGGGCGCTAGCCGAACAGATCACCACGCTGACCGCAACCGTAGGCGACAACTCTGCGGCGATTGAGGTCGCAGCGGATGCAGTTGCGAGCCTAGATGGCGAGCTGTCAACCATGTACAGCATCAAGCTCGGCATAGACTCGAATGGCAAATACTACGCCGCAGGTATGGGGATTGGGATAGAGAACACACCCAGCGGCATGCAGTCGCAAGTTCTATTCGTCGCTGACCGTTTCGCCATCCTTAATTCAATCAATGGAACTCCGGTATCGCCCTTCGTGGTTCAGGGTGGACAGACGATCATCAATAACGCAGTGATCGGCGACGCGTCGATCAACTTCGCGAAAATAACGGACACTTTGCAGTCTGATAATTATGTTCCGAATGTAAGCGGGTGGCGACTTACCAAAGCGGGTGGCATTGAAATAAACGGCACTGTCGCAGGCGGTGGCCGGCTAACTCTCAACAATGAGCTTTTACAGGTTTACTACTCGTCATCCGAGGGCGGTGGCCTAGCAGTTCGTCTCGGGATATGGAGCTAACATGCCTTCTGGTTTACAGATATTCGATAAGCTTGGGAACTCGGTGTTCGATACGACGCGGAATTACGCAAAGTTTCTCGGCACGGTGGCAGTGGCATATAGCTCCAATCCGACTGGAAGTATTAACGACTCTCGGCTAACCGAAGGCATTCCGTTTTGCATGGTGCTACCGAGTGGTGCAAGCTTAGATGTGAATAACTTCGCGCCGATGGTGACCATCTACGCGGATCACATAACTTGGGAATATCATTTTTTTAATTCGGTCTATGCTGGACAACAGCCCGTCCCGGCGACCCTCTTATATGGCATTTATTGATGGATAGCGGTTTTCAGTCCTTTTACCCCGATGGGCGCCTACAATTCGACGCGGACTTGTCGAACTTTGGATTTAAAGAAAAGATAACGCAAACTAGAACCGGCACCTCGATGTTTGTGATAACCGTGCTTAATGCGGTACAGCCTTTAGTTTTTGTTAGAGGTCCGAGTATTAAGCTGGTGGGCGCAATAGTCTCGGGAACTTCTAAAACCTTTTACTATAACTCGCCTGGAACTTACGCGTCTGTCACTCTAGAGTTTTATATTTTTGATAAAATGACTAGCGGGGGGGGGTGCGGTTTACAGTTGTTCGACACCGCTGGAGTTTTAACCTTCAATAGTAATCAAAGCCCCTTAATTATTGCGGGCATTTATAGGTCTATGACTAGCCCGTCCTATTCAGTGGCAGATATTGTTAAAATACCCTATACCGAGCCCCTTCAATCGGGACGAACTTATGCAGGTGTTTTAACCAGTAGTCGCGTTATGGCAGATGTTTTAGATGCTTTTTATACACTGTATTTTGAGGCTTATAACATCCCAGGGAGCGTGGCGAGCGGACCTGTTCCGGCAGCAACTATCAGTTTCGACCCCACGTCCAGTAGTGACGGGAGTCTAGTCGTGGACGGGGTTTATGCTCAGGCTGGCCCCGCCCCCTATTTGATCCTGGCTGATGTAACCGGGCTAGCTTAAAAGCCCTGTGCTAACATCCGCCCCCACTACCCACCGGAGCTGCCCCGCATGGCACAACAGCACATTAATCTCGGCACCCCTCCCGCCGCCCTTGATGGCGATAGCGCGAGAGCGGCTTTCCAGAAGGTGCAAGCAAACTTTACGGAGTTATACGGAGCAGGCGGAAGTGCTGCAAACTCGGCAGCGCTGAACGGATTATCAGGCGCTGCCGACAAGGCCCCGTATTTCACAGGCGCCGGCGCCATGAGCCTGGCGACACTCACGGCGTTTGCCCGGACGCTACTAGACGATGCTGATGCTGCTGCGGCGCGCACAACTTTAGGCGCCCAGCCACTCGATGCCACTCTCACCGCGCTTGCCAATTTGACCCTGGCAGCCAATCAGATGATCTACGCCACCGAAGCAGATGCGGTCGCAACTACCGCATTAACGGCATTCGCCCGTACGCTGCTCGATGACGCTGATGCGGCAGCGGCACGGACGACGCTGGGACTTGGCACGGCCGCGACTCGGGCAGCCTTGGGGAGTACGGGTTCGCTGTATTCCATGGATTCTATTCTTGGCACTGTCTCGCAGTCAGGCGGCGTTCCTACTGGGGCGATAATCGAAAGTGGAAGTAATGCGAACGGGCTATATGTGAGGTTCGCCAATGGAACACAGATATGCTGGCGTAACCGTACCAGTGGAACACTGGGTTCGGGTACTTATACTGCGCGTACAGAAGGTGCATTGTCATTCTATTATCTTGTTGAGACCTGGGTATTTCCCTCTGCATTTGTAGATGCAAATATCGCGTTCGCTTCATCTATGCGGTCAGTTGCCCCCAATAACGATGTATCAACGTTTTGTATTAGTAACGCTAACGGCATATCAAGCACTCAGGTGGGAATTTACCGAGTCTCTTTGGCCAATACCTATACGAATGTTTATCTAGGTATGGAATTCGCGGTAGGAAGGTGGTTCTAATGAAAATCAATCTTTTGCCACAACGTCGTGATGACTCTCTGCGTGTACTTAAATACGGTGATGTGCTGACGATCAACGGCACGAAGTACGGGTTCACTCAGTTAGGCGAAGGCGAAACGCTCCCTGCGAGCGCAACAGACTGCCCATGGCTGATCGGAGATATCACGCGCACCGACGGCGAACTGGAACTGACGCTAATACTGCCGCACGGCCCGAATCCATCGCCTGCGGTCGCATTCCCGGAGCCGATCACTGTGACCGAGGATGGCGAAGTGCCGCTGCCGTTCGATGCAGAGCCTGAGTTGACCGAGGAGATGTCCGCATGACTATCGACTGGAGCCAACTGGTAACCGCTGAGGACAAAGCGGCAACGGCGAAAACAGCGCAGATCGCTGCAATCGCGGCGCGGAGGTATGTCGCCGAAACAGGCGGGATTACCGTTTCAGGCGTACAGATCGACACGGGGCGCGACAGCCAGGCACTGATCACTGGTGCCGCACTGAACGCCTTTATCGACTCGACGTATGTCTGCAACTGGAAGACTGCAACTGGGTTCGTGCAACTCGACGCGCAGACGCTGATCGGCGTGGCCACGACTTTGCGTGCGCACGTTCAAGCCTGCTTTGACCGGGAAGCGGAACTGCTGGCCGCGCTTGATGCCGGTACGTTTTCCGAAACCATGCTCGATGAGGGCTGGCCGAATGGATCGGTTCCCACTGAAGCTGCAAGTTGAGTTGCAGCACGACCGCAGCACCTGGCGGCTGCTGTCTGCATTCTCCTACCTCGACCCGGACTGCGGCCCGATAGACGTGCCGGCCGGGTTCGAGACCGACTTCGCCAGCGTGCCAAGGCTGCCGCTGACATACGCGCTGCTGGGCGCATATGGCCATGCCGCTGCCGTGCTGCACGATCATATTTACACGACTGGCGCGTTGCCCCGATTGGACGCTGACCGCGTGTTCCGCAACGCATTGCGCTCAAGTGGCATTGCCCGCTGGCGTGCGTGGATCATGTGGGCAGGCGTCAGGGCAGGCGGGGCATCCCGCTATAGCCGATCAGCCAGTAGTTCAGTGCGGACGATGTGAACGCCCTGGCTTGCTCGCAGTGAGATCTTGACCTGATTGGATTCGATGCTGCCGACCCGCAACGTGATGCCCTCCCTGATCAATTCGCGCATCTGCTCTGGACTGATGTTCGGATCGATTGAGAGCTGAATTTCCTCGCCGACGCGGCGAGAGAGTACGAGCGCCATAGCTATGCCTCCTTGCATGTGTGGTTGCCGAATCATAGCCAAAGCCTGGCCCGCGACATGCGGGGTTTATCACATATGGTGGATTTGAATTGCCCAGGACGGGCTGAGAGGGGAAACAAAAAAGGTTGCTGAAATGTTGCTGAAACCGGGACTAACCGGGACATATTTTCAGCAACTTTCAACAACCTTTTCCGCTAGAGGCCCCATGTTTCGGGGCTTGTTTGGTGGAGCCGGTCATGCTGATCTAGCAAACTGACCATGATGTTCAGCTGCGCCTTTGGCATAGGCCTCCGCTGCCTCTTCCTTTGTAGCATAGCAGCCAAGGTGAATCCGCTTCCCGTCTACCGTGATCTGTGCCTTGAATCGGTTGGCGGCAGCATAGACGCCCTTTTGCCCGGTTGCTGAATCCTTGCGTGCCTTCCTGTTCCGCAGGTTCTCGGCTGCCGTGGCTTGGCGCAGGTTACGAAAGCGGTTGTTTGTCTTGTCCATGTCGATGTGATCGATGCATGAGCTTGGCATCTCGCCATAGACGTACAACCACGCCAAGCGGTGAGCTTGGTAGCTGACACCATCAAGCTTGATCTCGATGTAGCCCGACTTCTTGACGCTGCCAGCCACTGAGCCGGCCTTTATATGTTGCCGTTGCTCGATCCAAGTAAACACGCCGGTTATCTGGTTGTACTTCAGCCAGCGCTTGAGGCGTTCTTGAGTAATCAT